CATCCAAATTTGAAAATAACATACAATAAACTTTTAAGTTAATGATAACTGTAACGTATTGGGCGACAGCGCTACTTAACTCACTGATTTTCAATAGTATAAACATTAAAACTGATACGCTAAAAATGTAAAAAACAGCCCGAAAAGCCCCGTAAATACGCCCAAATATATTATAAAATGCAAACAATATGCAAACAAAAATCAAACAGGCTGATTGGACTGAAGCGTTAGATAACGAAAGGAAATCATGCAATGAAGATTTATGTAAACAAAAGGGATCTAAAGGTGTTCTTTTCTATAACCTTTAAGTACAAGAGATTCTATGTCTACACAGGTTTGCAGACAACTGAAAAGTTTTCCGGGTTGATATTCCCAAAGTCGGACCGAAACGCAAAGGCGAAGACCGCAAGGCTTGCGAATCTCTATGCGGACGTAGAGGATTACATTTTAAACCACAAGGACGAGACAGCAGATGAGCTAAAATGTCATGTAACGGAAATCGTCAAGGGCGCAAAGAAGACGGATCAGGGTTCGTTTGTTGGGTATATACTTAAAGTTGCAGAAACGAAGGGTAAATACAACACGAGAAGAAACTACGAGAGGGTGGCGAGAACGATTGAGGCTTACGACAAGAACTGTAACTTTAACACTATTGACAAGAAGTGGGTGCTTTCTTATATCGACCACGAGAAGAGTAAGGGAAGGTCTGTGAACGGAATATCTACCGACATTCAGATTATGAAGTTCGCCTTCAACAAGGCAATAGACGACGAACTGACGGACAAGTATCCGTTCCGTGGTATCACGCTGAGAAAGGAGCAGACCAAAAAGCGCTGCCTGACCCTTGAACAGCTGCGTGCGATAAGGGATTTCAGGCTGACCGGGAAGAAGGCCATGTACAGAGATTGCTTCATGCTATGTTTCTACCTCATCGGTATCAACATAAGCGACCTGCTTTTCCTTCCAAAGACGGCTTTAAAGAATGGACGTATAAGCTACAAGCGCAACAAGACAGGAAAGTTGTACGACATCAAGGTTGAGCCTGAGGCAATGGAGATAATAAGCCGGCATAAGAGCAGGAAAAAGGACTATCTTCTCAGTTTCCTGGAGGAGGCTGGAACGACTCTTACAAACACCTTCGCAAACAACATGACAAGACACCTTCGTACAATAGGAGAAAAGGAGCGACACAGCTATTATGTCACAATACACCCTGTCGAGAAGGATATAACAAGCTACTGGAGCAGACACACCTGGGCAACGATCGCAAGCGAGATGGATATTCCAATGGAGGTTATAGGCCGTTCTCTGGGTCATTCGCTTTGGGACAATGCGATAACTTCGACGTACATCAAATATGACACAAGAAAGGTGGATGAGGCCAACAGAAAAGTCATCGACTATCTGAACGGTTAAAAAGGAAAATCCCCACGTCATTCGTAAAATGGCGTGGGGATGCTGTAATCTACTTGGTTGTCATCATCATCTGAGGAACGTTCCCGTAAACAGGGAGACGGCCATCCCATTTCTCAATCCACATCTTTTTCAAGATAGCAGGAGTGAGGGAAGCTGTCTTGAGTTCGTTGGCCTCACGTTCTGCACGCGCCTGTACGAGCATTTTTTCCGCCTCTGCCTTCTTGACCGCAACCTCGTTGAGTGCTCTCTGTGCCTCCTGGATAGCCTTGTTTTTCTGATTAACGGCCTCCACGATGGAACTCGGATACTTCAAGCCTGATGTCAACTGCTCTAGATGGAAGTGCTCCCTGGCGAGAGCCTTGCTGAGCTGCGCCTCGATGGCACGTTCAACCAAATCCCTGTTGCTGACAATCTGATCAGTTGTGTACTTGTTGAGCTGAATGCGGAAGGCGTCCTTCACGTAGTTGAACAAAGTACCATTAACGATGTCTTTCAACTCCTTGCGGTACTTCTTGAACACTCTCGGCGCATTGCCGTCAACCATCTTCAGTGACACGGTAGGGTCCACAGTGAACTCGGAGCCATCCTTGGCGTTGATGGTGAATGCAGGGTAGTCAATGGTCTGAACGAACGTTGGGTACTCATAGACCTCCTCCGTGAAAGGATTGTACCACACGCGGCCTGTAACGAGACTAACGTCATCAACGCCCTTGTCAGAGCCGTAGAGGTTCACCAGGATACCCTCAGAACCTGCGTCGATACGCTCGCTGCAAGAAGTTAAACACAACACTGAAAGAATCAGCGACAACATGAACACGAATTTAATCTTTTTCATCTTTTTTATTTTTGAATGTTAAACAATCCGTTGCGATTGAAACGAGAAGCCATATCAGGAGGATGGCTACGCTTACGATGTTCGTCGTTGTGTCTGCCTTGCTCACTCCCCTGAGCCCGACATCTACGACCATGAGGGTTATTACAACCCACGCCACGAATGCGGCGATTTTCCATTTAATTTTCTTCATTGCGTCTATTTTTTTATTGTAATATATATAACACCTCTATACCAATAAGAAATATAGGATAGAAGATTAGTGTCTATTACTTTTCTTTATTCCATATTTGTCACAAATCTCGCAATACGCTCCGTACGCCATTTCGTCTGCCATCTCGTTATAATGATCTCCGTTGTGGCCTTTAACCCAATGCAAGCGAACTCCAGCAACGTGGCGAGAATGCTTTTGGTATAGTTCCCACAGGTCACCATTTATATCCGGCTTGTACGTCTTCTCAAGGGTCAGTATGCTATATTTGCTATCAGTATAAACATCAACAAAGGCGCCGTCCGGGCAGGCATTGACCGCAGAAATTATGGCAAGCAGCTCCATACGATTGTTCGTAGTGTTGAGTTGGCCGTGATTCTTGACTCTAACAACCTCTTCATCCTTAATCAGGACATAGGCGGATCCACCTGCCTTTCTGGATGATTTGTTTTCACAGCTACCATCAGTATAGGCGATATAGTGCATGCCGTTATCCGGGAACTCCTCTTCTCCGCTTTTTTCTGATACAGATGCTCGTTTGTATGGTTTGCGACCGAATTTTGGAAGCACGATGCCATTATAGCATATAACCAGTATCTGCCAGCTCTTCGGAGGGTCGCCGTTTTTCTTCCTCCAACCAACTTTTTGGCAGGTTTTCCACAATTCTGATGTAAACTCTCTGTCATTATACCCAAGCTTCAGTGAGCAGAAGTCCTCAAACTCCTCGCGCGTGGGTATAATAATATTATTTTCTTTATCTTTATCCATGATATAATATTTTATTTAAATTTATACTTACATTATTTAAAGAATATGGAACAGGTTGCAGATAGCTGATTGAGAGAATCCCCCTTACCTACAAGAAAAAACTTGTAGGCGTGGGATTCCTCGAATGGCATGGACCCAGTATATTGACCCTTCATTCGACCTCTATACGAACTACACGTACTTCAGCGTCGCAGCTTTCGGATTGTAGCATCCACCCTTCTCGTGCCTTCTGCGATTAAACCCTGCACTTTTGCCATGAGTCCCACTTGCATTTAAAGTCTTGGTGTGCGTGGTGTATTTAGCCGTCTCTTCCACCTTGACTTCGAGGAATAGGATAAAAGAATTTACCCTATCCTCTACTCAGTCGCTCTCCGAGTATTGGATAGGGTATATCATGGAGTGGCAAAAGCCACTAAGATAAAGCATATTCAATTTATCAGCGAGCGATTTCTGATAAGCGCTACAAAGGTACGCAATAGGTTTTTTATCGCCAAATTTGGCACTTTTTGCATTAACAAGGTTTAGACATAGATAAGTTTCGTATTTGATATTTAGGTATATTTACGGGGCTTTTTGGAAAAGTAAGATTTTAACATTTTTAGATTTTTTTCAATAAAAAACCTCGCTCGACAGCTTGTGCCAAGCGAGGTGAAGCAGAAATACGTGAGCTATCTTAGTCTGATATACTGACAGCCTCGTTTACCTCTACGTCCATTATTGAAGCTATTGTCCCTGTGATGATGGCAGTCAACTTATTGTAGTTTATGATAAAGTTGTTCTGCTGTCTGTCGCATGGAACTCCTAATTTCTCACACGCCATGTTTGTCTCTTTCATATACTCTCTGTATACCTCGCTCAGTTTGATGAGTGTCTTGGCGAGTCTTGGCTGTTTTACATTCTCAAGCATGTCGTAATCTACGTTATTCTCATTCATAGTTTAATCTCCTTTTACTTTAAGTTTAATAATGTTTGTCTGTTAAGTCCAACGATTGTAAGTAATTCGTTGAATGTTGCGTCATACCAACGTATCTGCGTCTGCTGTTGGAACTTCGGGTCTTGCTGATTCTGACCGTACTTGTCGAAGGCAGGAGTGATAACATACCAGCTATGCACTTTTCCGTGCTTTCCTGGTCGAGTAGCATGCTTTACCACTCCTTTGAGTTCGAGCATACGATTGAAAGCTTGTGCAGAGATGCCAACGTTGTGTGACTTCAATAAGTCTGTGGCAGCGTGGGTGATCGGCTTTTCCGTTCCTGCGTTTACTGCATCTGGCAATTCAGCAGCCAAACCGAACTTGTCGCTAATCTTCTTCGCCCATCCAAGTTTGGATGCCTCGTTGATGTTGAGGGTCTTGATAGCCCAATCCGCAAAGGTGAGGTTGGCTTGAATCTGCTCCTGCAAAGATGGCTGCTGAACTTGCGCAACTGCATGATGGAACACTCTGCGATAAACCTCGAATACTGGGCGAACCTTACGGGCAATGAAGTACTCCAAGCAAGCGGAAGTGAGGTAATAGAAATCAACTGGTCTTCCTTTTTCGCCATTTTGGGCGATAACTATAAAGTCCACATTTTCAATAAAGTTAGCTTTTAACGCCCTAACCGCTTTACTTTTTTCAGAGTAAACCAACTGCCAAACATCATCAAGGTTTACAGAAAACACCTTGTCTTGTTGGTCTAATGCCAACACACCGCGGAAGTAGCGTTCGATGTCCGATGGAACACTATCCTTTGTTAAAATTAAATTTTCGTCCATTACAATTAATTTTAGACGTTAGACAAATGTAGGGTTGATACACAAAGAAGGTGCATCGCTACCCTCTGTCTATGCCTAATTGTGGAAAGCACGCACATATCATTACAATATGCGCAAGGGGCGATACACCTAATATCTTTGATATATGGTTATATCGTATTCTCGTAAGATAAGCGAGCATAAAAAAATGCCCCGCTGTTTTGCAGCAGAGCTTCCAACCTCGCCACAATTATTTATAGACACTGCAAAGATACGAAAAATTTCTGTATTCTTGCTATATTTTTGCGATTTTTAATAAAAAAGCCACCCACCGATTAGATGGATGGCTGAATAGACATTACTCGTTGGGCTGGATTGACTTCTCACAACAATGTAGGACTCCTTCGTATTTTTCTCCAGGTGCGCCAATGACCAAACCAGCAGTCATATTAGAGCTAACACCAAGGTCGCTATCCGTTATTTTGTATTTATGAATTACGAAATAACAATTAGCAGTAAGATGTTGTTCTTTGATAAAGTTATCAATCTCAACGGCTGTTTCCTTTACTTTTGACAAATCACAGAATGGATTCTCTTGTAGATTACCCGCAATCCACCCTTCTCGGTTTATCATTTTCCAATACACATCATCATCACCCATTGGTGTCATACCTTTTGCTTTAGCAAGGGAATCCGCATTTTCTTTGAAACCGATTGCGTAAAACGTTCCGAAGTCTGACGCTTCATATTTTTGTCCTTTTGATGTTGCTTGCTTTTCAATCTTGTCTTCGACCCATTTCTTCATTTGTGATTGAGAACTGTTACAAGAAGCAAACGCTATTAACGCTAAAACAAATAATAACTTCTTCATAATTTGTAAAGTTTATAAATATTTTATATTAGTCGTCTGAATCGACTATTCTTCCGTTGCTAATTACGTTACAGAGTGCCGTTGAGAACAGATAATCCGCTCTTGCCTTCTCCTTGTCGCCACCACAATCTCTAAGGCATTCATTATAGACATCCTTCTCCGATCCGTACAGGTATCCTCCGTCAACATTCTCCAAAGCCTCCTTGATAGAGCCTTTTCTCTGGTCTTTATCCTCCATGTCAAGCAGAGCCTCGTCGTATTGAGTTTTTCCCTTTTCGTTCTCTATTTTTAGAAGTGTGTACTCCATTCTTGAAGATGTATAGCCGCCAAAGCCATTCTGCCCTCTTCCTATGAACGAAATAGTACACATGGAGTCATTTGAGAATATTACCTTCTCTTTTGATATACTAAAAGACTCTGGGTTCTTAGCGAGTTCTTCTAATGTACTTCGAAGCTGACTCTTCGCCTTGTGCTCCATAGAATTGCAGGAAACAAGTGAAATTCCAGCAATAGTGATTATTGCTATAGATAATATCTTCTTCATCGAAACGACTTAACCGTGATGTCGAGGGCTGAAACTGTTATTATTAATATTTTTCGCAAAAATCACAAGAGTCTATTACGAATATCTCACTCCAGCTATCGTCTCGAACCTCGTAAGTACGATTATCGCTACGCATATTAGACTCATAATTCTCGTTTGCGAGATTGTGCATCTCTTTAACAAGAGTTCCGCTATTTTCGCTTCTTAGAATACATTTTGCTTCATCGTTTTCGACAAGATATAATCCATATCTTTCAACTTCATTATTAGGTCCAATCTGATTTTTGTTCATGACATTCGCTTGACCGTGATGCGTAGGGCTTAGAAAGTTTATTAATCGCAATAATACTGAGGTGTCTCGTAAACTGGTTCGTTGAAATCTACAACATCGCCATCTTCATCCAGTATCTCTTTGTCGCCATCGTAAACTTCGTAGTGGAAGTTATTACTGCGACCTTCCCAGCAATTATCATTGTCGCCGACTTCATCATACCCTTTCGTATTCTCATCACAATACTGTTTAGCTTCGTCTATGGTATCGAAATCTGCTACCATATTAATCTCTACTGTATTATTCCAATATACCTTGAATTGCTTCATATCTTTTTCGCTTGACCGTGATGCGTAGGGCTTGGTTAATAATTGCAGGGAGTATTTCTGCTCCCCGGTTTTAGCTAATCGTCACACTTGCCCCCCTTGATAACCTCGAATACCCGATGCTCTCTGTCTTCGGAAAGTCTATTGCCTTCTTCGTCGCATATATGGCCATCTTCGTTGACCCAATGTTTAGCATTAAGCATATCGTCTACGGATTTAAGGGCAAAAAGGCACTCTTTTGCTTCCTGTATGACGTTTATTCCATTCTCCTCTGCTTTCTCGAAGAGTTCGATAAAACCGCCATCAAGGTCATCGATAAACCCATCTGTGTAGTCGCTCATTTCCTCAAAGTAGCTCATATTTAGGTCTTTCAGCTCTTTGATCATCTGTTCGTTCGTTCCAATCTCGCCCAACATAGGCTTTTGAAGAGTTTGTATGAAAAGTTTATGATACTTCTCTTTGCACTCCTTGGCCCACTTTTCGAGCGTTTCCTTTTCTACTCCTTCTAACATAATTCTTAATTATTTGTGGTTAATACTATCTATCAGTAAATTTGTGAGATGGGTGGCCGAAAACCAAGGTTCGAAGCGCACCCCTCTCTTTATTAGTTCATTCTTGATGAGGTCAGATACACAAGATGCTTCCTTTTCAAGTTTCTCTGCCTTGCGCTCTGCCTGTCCCTGCTCTATCATAGCTCTGTATGTATCTTCTACGTCACAGATGCCAGATAGTTTGTCGAGTCGCCTCTTCAATGACATAGAGTTCTTGATAAGTTCCCCTTTTGTCATGTTTTTTAGGCTTTCTCTATAAGCTATAGCTTCTTCTTTTTTCATAATTCTAAATTATTTGTGGTTATTATCTCTGAACTGCTCGATGCCAAGAAGGATTTTCAGGGCCGTAAGCATTGTAAGATACTTACCTCCTGTATCGATACCCCTCTTTTTGAGCTCGTCCATTATTAAACTTCTCGCAATGCCGATCTGTCTTCTCTTTGATTCGATAGCATTCTTTAGCTCTGTGTTTTCTTTGATACATCTGTACGCTTCGTCAACATCACCGAACTTAGAAAAAGCAAAAAGCCTTTTCCTCATTTTGTTTGCTTCTTTTAAGAGATTCCAGCCACGCAAATTGGCCAACTTCTCTTTGTATTCTTCTCCGTAATCCATATTTGTAAAGTTTTAGTTAATAGCGAGGGAGGTTCTACCCTCCTCTCTGTTTAGCATTCATCGCCGACGCTATTGTAATCATCGTCATAGATACCGAAAACGCGCAAGGTTCTTGTGTCGATATTGGTCTTTCCCACAATGTAACGCTGTGTCATTTCGATATTTGGCTTGCCTCCGTTGGCGTGCCCCATCATGATTGCAATCTGCTCGACCGGTACGCCCTTCTTTGACAAATTAGTAGCAAACGAGCGCCTGCCCGTATGCGAAGACACGAACTTGAACTTTGGTCCAGATTCGTATTTACCGCATTTGAATACCTTGACACGAGTATTGATTCCGCAGTTGCTACATATTTCCCGCAGAACCTTGTTGAAGTAAACGTCAACAACTCCGCCGACAGGCTCGTCTGCTGTTCCACATACAAGGAACGGACGGAGCTTCTTGTGAAGAGGAACTCTCACCTCCGCTTTTGTTTTCTGCGCAACATATACGATATATTTCCCTGTATCATCAATATTCTCGGGCGTGATGTTGTGGCAATCGCTCAGGCGGGCACCGCACAAGCACTCAAGTATGAACATTCGCTTAACGTACCGCTCAACAGATCCGTGAGGGATATAGTCGATAAGGCTCTGTATCTCGTTGTCGTCAAGATATACAGCCTGAACGGGAACCCGTTTAACCCTAAGTATGGAGTCGAACTTGCTGCTCCGTATGCCCTTCTCGTCGTTCTCCCTTATGACAGCTTTTATTGTAGCGCATATCGTTCTTGAAGAGTTAGGCGCGTAAAGTTCCTGTATTTTTTCGGTCAAGTCACGAAGATTGTCGTCTGTAACATCGGACCACAGTGGCTTGTGCCCAACAAGATCGGAAAATGTGCGTACAACATTGATATACTTAGGGTGTTTCCAGATATATGCGCCATAAAAGGTATCATGCCGCCACGAAGAACCGTGATAGTCTGAGAACCACCCCTGTTTTATCGCATACTTGTACTTCTGCTGCTGTTCGTAGGTGAGAAGCCTCTCCCAGTCTCTTGTTTTTAAATGAATCTCTTTCATAATTCTAAAATGTTTTGGTTTGATAGTCAGCAAAGGTAGGTATATTTTTCAGTATAAACCAAACCTTTGCCGTTTTTAACGCTAATTTAACCTTCAAGCTCATCGTTAAGCTCTGAGACTATTCTTGCGAGTGATTCAAAATCCATCCAGGGGTAGTCTGCTGCAAGGACTTCTTTCTTAACTCTATTGCAGGTTCTCAAGGTTAGAGTAATGACTGGTATAGCGGTATAAGTATCGCTTATAGCAATCGATGTTGCCTCATAGAGTTCTCTGTAGCAAAGAACCGGCTGTTTGAGTTTTATATTAAAGACACCGTATTCTTTCATGATTTCCCTGATGGTACACGCAAGCTCAATTAGGTCAAAACTGCGCATACTGTAAATCTTGTCTTTCAATTCTTTCTTATCCATAATTCTTAATGTTTTGGTTTGTAGAAACCGCTACATTACGTAACGGTTTTGTTTGACTACAACAGCTCTGACACCTCCTCTCTCAATTTCTCGACTCTCTCTGCCCAATACACTAACCCGTGCATGTCCGCACTTCCTGTAGCGTTGTCAAGGCAAAACTGGCAGTTATGCTTTGCTTCCATCAATTCCTTGAATTTTTCGATTTTTTCTTCCATAATTTCTATTTTAATTGGTTAATAATAGAAGCGTGAAACAATGACGTTCCACGCCTTGTTTGGCTTTTACACCGGCAGAGACACGATGTATTCCTTCTTTTTCTTTCGTGTTCTGCTCTTTACAGTGAATCCACAAAAATCCCTCAGCCACCCGGCAGCATTTCCGATGAAAGGCTCGTTGACAATAAGCATCGGACGTAGTGTTCCGTTCTTTTTCATGCACTGATAGTCTATAAAGTCAAACGGATCGTCTGGATCATCGCATTTCTTCTCCCACACGCTCACGTCGAGATAGTCGATGAAGTCACCTTCTGGAGGGTTGTCCATCTCGATAAATCTTTTCGGAGTGAGGAGAATTGTTTCCTTTGGTTCGTGGGTCATAAAGAAATCCTCCACGACCTCATTGAACTTACTCATGTCCATCTGCTTCTGGACGATACCCTTCTTCTTCATGATATCGGAAGCTTTCAGGATTTTTGTTGCTTTTCTTACTGTTGTCATAATTCAAAATATTTAAATGGTTAGACAATGGAAGGCTGGAGTTGTATAACTCACAGCCCGGTTTTGGCTTAGTCTGTATCTACTTCTACATTATAGTTCAGTTTTACAGTTAAAAAATAGTTACCAAGGAAAAAGGTGTAGATTAAAGGGTTTGCCATAGTTTCTTCGAGATACTGCTTTGTATGACAAATATTTATGTTGTTTTCTGCATACCCAGTCAATCGTTTGACAATCTCCCTTCCCCATTTAACAGGGTCGTAACAATGCAGCTTTCTGATGTACATGTAATTTCCGTTGATTTCTATCATCGTAGGTACATCTTCAACAAAACCAAGATGGAATTTGTTGCTGATATACGGCTTATCAAAGATTACATCGAGAATTGATTTCTCGACGATATCATTTCCTTCAATGATAGCCTTTACGTATCTTCTCGGATTTACGTTGATTTCTTTCATAATTCTATTTTTTGTTTGTTGGTTAATAATGCGCCTCCTCAACTTTGTGACGAGGCTTTAGGCTTAGTCTGTGAAATGAAACTGGAACTCGACGACACCTCGTGTAACTATGTAAGTGCATACGAGTCCATCGACGAAGTTGAAATTGAACAGGCTTACGTATTCAAACTTCCTCACCTCATCCAAACACTGGACATTGATAGAGTTGACAACCTGAAGAGCCCATGCATCAACCTCCTCTTCTGGACAGTTGTTTGGAATAAGAGTGACGGTAAGGCTGTTGTCGTAAACAGAGGTCAAAGTAGGAAGGCTGTAGATAAAACCAACGGCCTTGTGGTTTTCCTGTACGTATCTGCTGCCATCGAACAACAGGTCAAGAATTCTGTCTTCCAGGACGTTCGTCTGATCAACAGGCGCAGGGCGCAGACTTTTGATAACATCATATCCATCTTTAACTGTATTCATATCTTTATAGTTTTTTGGTTAATAATTGTGGTTTCTGTGCTTGTCGGGCACAGAGAACCGTTTACAGGCTTTTCAGATAGGTACACTCAACGGAACATTCAGAGTTCTTCTCGTCCATAAAAGCCTCTCCGTTACTCCATGCCTCATAAGCTTTATCCTTGGCTTGTTCTACGTTGTCCGCCTCTACTTCCGCCCAACCCTTCGTTGTCTCGCTGATACCTACAAAATACTTACTCATAATTCTAAAAGTTTAATGGTTAATGAATTGCAGTCGGCTATCCTTTGCTGAACAGCCGACCTTTTGGCTTTAAACTCGCGCATTCTCTGACGTGGTGTCTTGCTTTAGCGTTTTGATCCGGAGAGCTTTATGCTCGTCTTCAGATGCCGGCTGATTCTGCCGGACTCGGAAGATGATACAAGAAGCTCTTGTAAATCGTAGTGTCAGACCGACGCGCGAAGGTGACAGACCTTAGGTGTTGTTACTTAGACTCCTTGCAGGCCTTGTTGACCGCCTTTCTGAACGCAGACTCTTCTGCCCAAACGCACAGCTTTCCGTCGATAGAGATGTTGGATTCTGCGATGAGCTGCTTGAGCACACCAAGCATTCTCCATCCCTCTTCATCTGCGCCATACTTGGCAGCATCGGTATCTATCTTGCGGAGAGATGCCGCTTCGGACTTGCCTGTAAAGCGAGCATCGCTGAACATAATGAGGTTACGCATTGCGAAGTAAGAACCCGCACCCTTGTAGGCGCTGATGAACGTGTCGGACTGCTTGGTTTCCCATGCGAGGTGCTTGCGAATCTTGTTGAACTTCTTAACGAGGTTGTAGAGTTCTCGTCTGTTCGTTGTGTCAAATCCGTCGCGAGCAATTTTGTACAGAGGAACATACACTTTTTTCATCAAGTCTGCAACAAAGATGTCCTTGTTGTTCAGACGAACATAAGGAACACCCTTGCATCTGTGCTTGTACTCTTTTGTGTTGCATCCGTTCTTGTCCTTGCGGAAGATAAGATTATCGTTAACGTACGCCTTAAGTTTCTCAATATAGTCGTCCACCATACCTGAGAATGTGCATTCGTTGAAGAAAATCTCTCGCTTCGAAAGGTTCTCTGTGTCACCGTGCTCCTGCATCTTGGCCTGAGCGTAAAACTCGTTTTCCAGCATACGCCACTGATACTCGTATCCCTTGCGCTGTAAAAGCTCGTTGAAAGACATCTTGTCGGACTTCATATCACGGAGCATACCGAAAATCTGAGCGGTTACCCAGCGACGGAAAAGCTTCCAGTTGTTCACGTATCCACCCTCGATAATCTTCTTGCCAACAGCATCAACGGCAACATCGTCAAGATCAACAGGTATAGCCTCGCCTTTCTCGATTCTGACAAGCTTATCAGCACCAAGAGTGTAGTAGTTACTTACATCAACGCCGGCACTCTTCAATGCTTCCATTCGCATCTGCGCCTTGGTCTTCTTGCCAGTAGCTTCTACGCTGTTAGTTACGATGTTCAAGTTCTCGCCAGTGATTGTTACAATCTGTTTCATAATTCTAATTTTGTTAATGGTTATTAAAATGTTAATTAAATCTTGTGGATGAGGCTTACGCCCCACCCTTGTTTGGCTCAATCCAGTCTCTGAGAATGATCAGGTCGTTGTCGTCTTTAGAACGCCAGAACCACGTTCCCCATGAAGGATTCCATGTGAGGCGTCCAAGAATTATGCAGAACAGGACATACACCTCCAGTCTGCATCTCGCCACCTCACGTCGCTCTCCGTACATCATATCTTCGTCTGAGAGCTCTTTCTCAGGCAAAGCCTTGAAGTAGTAGTGTCGATGTGATTCAGAACGCTCTGACGGCACAGAATGCTTGTATTCCTGATATAGCTGCTCTATCTTGCTCATTATTTCTTCCTCCGTAGAAGGAAATGTGCCAAGCCAGCCATTATACTGCATATCATTCACGATAATCTTACCATTCACTCTACAAGTTCTCTTCTGAAAGTTGACGGTGAACTTTGCACCGTCCCTAACCTCGTTGATAATTAGTTCGTATATCATAATTCTAAAATATTGGTTAATAGCAGTACGCTCAAAGGATACGTTGTGTTGCTGTATGCGCTCGATGTAAACAGTCGAGTGAATCCTGAGTCGTACAAGTTAATTAACTGGAAGACTCAGGAAGATACTGACTGTTTGTCTAAATCTTTCCTTCTTGCGTACTATTCGGCTCACAATAACCTATTCCGACTCAATTTGATATGCTGCATGACTTTAAGCATTCGATTAGCTACATAACTTCGCAAGAAGTCGCCCTCATGGAGCGTAAGCTCCACCTCTGCGAGTTCTCGACGAAGGGATGTAGGATGAATTGTCAAACCTTGTCGGACACCGCTGCAATGCGAATGACTTATCTCATGTATTATGTTGCATGAATATAGTTTTATGATGATACCAGCGTCATAATGATGCAGGCGCCGCAATATTGTGCGGCGCCAGAATCAAATTGAACGCGGGTGTGTAAACCTCATACTCTTGATAAGTCGTGATGCAATTCACTTTTGGTAGTTTGTAGGTACACTTAAAGGCTCGTTGCCATAGCTGTATGATTTTGATATAACCCCGTGAGAGAGGAGATCACTTACCTGGGTATAACCCAGTGTCAGTGATCTGCTTTTATCACGTGGTATTAAATCGTACCGCCTCCTTGTGTACCTCGTTTGGCAATAACGTTGTCTTCGACATGGGAATTTTGTACGGAGATGTAATGTTCTGATAAAGGAGTCTTGATGATACGCGTTGACGGCTTGATATTGGCAGGAAACGCGTGATGGATTAAGACTTCACTTAAACTTATTCCCCAACCGAAGACAACCCTCGTACTCGGGTAATTCCCTGACCGATGGCTCGGCACAATACTTTATGATTCTGATTTGACACAGGATTCGCCAGAATAGATGATCCAGGACGTCGTAAGTAGTATACGACGACGTCCAGGATTAACTACTCTGGTTAGAGAACCTGTTTCATAAACTTCTGCCATTCATCAGGGAGTGGTGGTGTGCGCCACCTGTGGGAGTCATACGGACTGGCACATTTCTGTACTCTTTTGATTAGACACGCCTTGTGTATCTTCAGTATGGTCCCTTTGGTCTCAAGTATCACTTGAGCGAAAGTGGCCCATACTGAGGTAATCATAGAGGCGTGACATAAATAATCCGTCCTTATCCCACGTCCGTGTGCTCGGTTACAGAGTCTGTCGGTCAGAAGATACTGCGCATAGCTTTATCAGTTTGATAGCATCCTGGTGGAGAGGATGTTGGACCATCTCTAATCAGAGATATGTCCACATCATTCGAGACCGGATGGTTAAATCACTCTTCATTCCGGCAAAACCCTTGCGCTGGGTGCTACATCTACAGAGTATTCACCAATGTGTTGTACGCTGCCCTGCTCGTCCGCAAGGCATTCTGAGCACAACCGATTGATAGATACCCCTTGATTTCGCTCTCTGTCTTACCCCTGTTGGCTTTCACGTTCCTGCCACGACCTCGGTCTATACAACCTACAGCCTGAGTCTTCACATATCCGAGACCACCAACTTTGCTCTTGCCCGTCTTGACCGCACGGATGCAGTCCATGACGAAGGTGTTGAGCTTATTGATGTCCTCTTTCACGTTTATGACCGGAAGAACCTGAGTAGCCCAGGAATAATCGCAGTACCCCTTGTAGAGATACCTGTTTACGGCATTGACGGCTTTCGTCATCGTGGTGTCACGCTTCTTTATCGTCCTCTTCTCAATCTCTTTTTGGAAGGTCTTGATGCGAGTAGACGACAGAGAGATGTTGTGACCCTTGATGGAATATCCGAGGAACTTGAACCAATGATTTGCGTCAAGATACTCAACCTTTTTAGGGTTGAGCGTCATCTGCATCATCTCCAGCTCGCTCTTCATGATATCCATAGCTTTCTCATAGTCTTCACCGACAAACAGCGTATCGTCGGAATAGCGGACGTAATATCCGTTAAGCTTAGACAGCTTGTCGTCAAGATGATAGAGGATGACGTCAGCCAACCATGCCGCAACAGAGCATCCCTGCTTGAGGGACTGATACTTCTCGCAGAGGTTGTTGTCCTCATCGAAATACAAGTCTGTGTGATAGTATTCACGAATGACATCTATCAGCGCAGATTTTCCGCACTTCTCCTCTACTTTATCAAACGCCCAGTCGATGAACCGAATAGGTACGCTGTCGAAGTATTTGGAGAAGTCACCTTTCCATCCGATGACTTTTCCCTCTGCTGAGTATATTATCCGAGACACATCTTGCACCACACGACCGCAGCCGATACCTTTCTGATACGACGTGCAGCGTGGATGCACCATCTCTGGCATCAGCTCGAACAAGAGGTCGTTTGCTATGCTCAGGAGGATTCTGTCTACAGGCTCATTCACATAGACAGTACGGAAATCTCCGTTGTCTTTCGGAATTTTGGCTGTATGTGGCGGCATTATCTTGTAATTACCGCTTTTAATCCTCTCATACATAATAAGACGAGCCTCTGGTGTTGTGAGCTGATACAGGGTTGCTTTGTTCATGTCCTTGTCAATGCCTTTGCTGATAGCGTTCTGCCACCGCTCCGGCTCAAAGAACATACTTAGGATTTTGTCTTCATTCATAATTCTAATTATTTTGGTTTGAAGTACCGTCTTTCGACGGCTTTTAGGCTGTTAATCCAAGAAATTCAGATAAGGTGTCAATCATGAGCTTGGTTACGTTGTCATCATCTATGTCGCTGACGTATTTGCTTACGTCACATCCATAGAGCTCTTCCCCTTCTTCGACTGCTCTCAATGCCTGTCTTGGAATGTCTCCTATAACGAAATCCAAATCAGCCTTTGTCTCGCAATCGTCAATGATACCATCTGGAATGTTGAGAAGCACGTTGTCTTTCTCATCAACGAGATGCCATTCATAGTATCCTGGAATAAATCTTACGTTGTTCATAATTCTGTAATTTTTTGGTTTGTAGGAGGGAGCCGAAGCTCCCCGTTTTATGCTAACTCAACAATCTCGTCAATTCTACCATATACTGATTTTCTCAAGCAAGTCTTGTTACAAGCGTAAGTCTCCACCCAGTTTCCGTATTGGCAATACAGAAATCTCTTTAAGACATCTTCGAAACTTACGATATATCCAACAATAGCTATGCCGGTTCCTGACCACATGCGACAGTCTATGACTTTTTTTGTTACCCAAAGTTTCTCTTCCGCTGTTAGCTTTTCGCCTCGATTTAATTTGGCTCTAAGTTCTCCGGCACGTGAATATCTTACAACATCCTCGCTTGCTGGATTTTCTACAAAAGGAAATACATTCTCCATAATCTAATCTGTTTAATTGGTTAATAATGGCATCTCCCCATGCGAGGGGAGAAATTTAGACTCAAACGGTGTAGTCGTAACCCGTACCACTACATCTCCATGCGTCACCAAACCTGTATAAGCGTCTGTAAAGCGTGGATAGTTTCACTTTCCTTACCTCCATGCTGTTGTAGAGTGGAAGTAGTTTCCTTGCTGCATTAATCCTTGATTCCATAATCTAATTGTTTTTGGTTCGTAATGGTTCCCCACATTATTGTGGGGAGTTTTAGGCAGAAACAACAAAACTCCAATAGGTTTTGTAGAAATACTTGTACGCTTCAAGCTCGTTCGTCTCTGGAACTTCTGATATTTCAAGCTTTCCGGTGTCCTTGCGCAAGTCGGCAACGGAAAATAAACCGTCGTGCGTCCACTTGATAAGATCCACACGTCTTGTTGCATTCTCTACAGACTCTACGATTTCACATTTTAGTAAATCGTCATTTAAGATTTTATCTAATTCACTCATAGTTATGTAATATTGGTTAATAGAAATCCCCACCCGTGAGAGTGAGGATTGGTTGGCTAACCGAACATAAGATGTGTAATGATATCCTGTAGAACAGACGGGTGGTGGCCGGACTCAAAAATCTGCTGAACAGCAATCTGTCTTGCCTTCATGTTGAGTTCCTTGTAGTCCTCTACCATACCTTTCTTGTTTCCGCAGATGTAATGATACAACATTACATCACAAACGAAATCCTCGCAGTTGTAATATTTACACTGCTGCTCAAGTGTCTTGCCTTTTCTTGCCATAATTCAAAAATATTGGTTAAACAATAGAAGGCACGCTCATACATGGGCGCACCTTGTTAGGCTACTTACATCTCAGAAGCTTTCTTACATAACGGGCTTCTGACGGATAGTACTGACCGGCCATATACGTGTAGTACAACTTGCCGCTATGCAATTCGACGCCGATTCTTTCCAGGATGCCACAGTTCTTTATCCTGCCAAATCTTACGTTGTCAAAAACGTAATCTTTGTCTTTCATATTAAGAGTACCGCAGATACCATCTGTAAACTCTCTCAACGCATCGTCTGTCAGTACGAATTTCTGATGCCATCCATATTTGTGATAATACGTTCCATTAAGGATGTCGCTAACAGAGAGGAATCCATAAAACTTCTGTCTCATTAGACCACGTATGGTCTTGTAACTTCTTTTTCTCATATTCGTTTAGTTTTGGTTAATTGCTCCTACGTGTCTCCACGCAGGATTTTTGGCTTAACGCTCCTCTACTTTTACGCTCACGGCATAAGGCAAGTCATCTCTGTCAACCTCCTCCCATTCGTACTCAACGATAGTGCTCATGTATCTGTTCTCCATCTTATAGATGGCTCTATCTATAGTTTTCTTACTGATGGTGCGTATCGTTTTCTCGACCTTGAACTTGACGTGAGCCTTGAATCCGTCATTAGTGAACTCAACGAGTCCTTCTCTTCTCGCAATAGCCACACATCCGTGGAATGCGTTGATGAATACATACTTTTCTCCATCAAAATACACATCAATACGTGTATGATACTCTTGTGTCTTTAAATATTCCATAATTCTTTCGTTAATTGGTTATTATGTAGGTAGAACAATAGCTCTACCCTGTTTAGCGACACATCATCTCACGAAGTATCTTATTCGCTCTCTTCTCGCTCTGAGATACACGCTTGTTATAAACTTCTCTGCTTAATTTACGTCTCTTGCAGTCTGCTGCAATAACTTGCTCGTGAGACTCTACAAGTGCCTGTAGAAAATTAACATCTGCTTGTGTCATAATTCTAATGTATTTGGTTAATAATAGAAGCAGGGTACAGAACGTACCCCGCTTGTTAGGCTAAAATTTTACACTCACACTTTTTGCGAGTGTAGCAATCAACGTAAAACACTTTCGCTTTAGGATATTTTTTCAAGATTTCGCGTGCGTTAGCCTCTACTCTTTCAATAGAATAGCTCCAGCAATAGCTGTGCTCTTTGTCGCCTATCGTGTACGAGATGTCGTATCCATACCAGATAAAGCAATCTATATTTCTATCTACGAATTTGTGAAACGAATAGCAGACGTTTGCCGCCATCATGTGCATATTCACGTAATCCTCCTTTGAACTACCCAAAGTTTTGGCTGTCATAAGACTAATTCGTTTTTCTCCGTAATACTCAATGTAAAATGAAGTATAAATACCCTCATTTGAACCGAACTTAGTAATAGAGAATATATCAAAAGACTCTTTCTTGATTTCGGTCTCATCGTCATGACTTGGGGAGAAATAATCAAGATTTGCACTTTCCTCAAATCCACCCTGTACGATGTAATCACACAACAACTCTCCTAATTTGCGAGGAGAGTAAGGTCTTTCGACACCTGCAACTTTCTTCTTGCTCATAATTTATTCTGTTTTGGTTAATAGCAGGCAGCACAATTATCGTACTGCCCAGTTCTGGCTAATTACGCGGATAAATTCTTGTTCCGTCCGAATACGTGTTGTTGATACAGCCGTAAACCTCCATGGGACAACCTTTTATTTTTCTCTCTTCTGCATCATGGATAGCCTCAATCTTCGCAGAAACACAATCTCCGTCAAATCCCGATCCTACAGGATACTGGCACAGGATAGCACCATCGAACGGATCAACGAGTACATACCCCGTCAGTCTTCTCTTCTGTTTCATAATTCTAACATTTTTTGGTTTGTAGTATGCGTGACAACCGCCACGCACAATTTTAGCTCATACACAAAATGGCTATCTCGTTGAAACTCTTTGAGATAGACTCACGGCTACGATAATCCCTGTAGCCCTTCGCGTTGTTGCTGTACCACTGACGTGCTGCAATCTTGATCTTTTCCATCTCGTGCATAAGAGCACGCTCAAAATTCTTCTGTGATTTCCTGTCTTGCATAATTCTAAATTAAATTGGTTTTACATAGTATGCCCAGGTAAATGCCTGAGCACATTTTTGGCTAATCGACCTCGTAGAATAAGATAACATAGCGCTCGTCAATGTCTACAACATGATCGGGCTTGCAAAGGTCACGGAAAGGAAAATCACAGTTCTTTTCCTCAACAACGCTAATCCAAATTCCAGGATGGAGCATGTAGCTCTCTCTTGTTCCGTAAAATTCCTTCGTGTCTGTTTCATCCAAGTGTATATAAATATTCCACTTTGTATTATCCAACCCTGTAGCGTTAATCTTGTCGACTAAATTAAATGTCTTAAAGTTCATATTTCTAATATTTTGGTTATTATCGTACTGCCCACGGAACAGGCAGCATTTAGGCTATAGGATTTCAAAAGCAGAAATCCACGTAAACAATACGTGTGCCGCTGAACTCCCTCCAGTGACACACGTCATCATATTTGTAACCCTCGTATTTGCGGCTACTTCTGTTGTATCCGTCACGCACCCATACGGGAGCGCTCTCTGAATTCGCCAAGCGGAAGAACTCTCCTCGCTTGACGTTCTTTAATTCTGTCTTTCTCATAATTCTGTAGTAACTTGGTCAATTATCGTACTGCCTGAATTTCTCCAAGCAGAATTTAGCCAAATGTTTCCAAGCAGAATTTTCGTACTTGCCAACTCTCTCACACCTCAGGGAACATGAGATTTTCCAAGCGGAGCGTAGCACGCCAAAGCTCGCGGAAATACCACTTGCCAATTATCGTACTGCTCCAGAACTTACCAAGCAGAACACCCCAAATAATTCCAAGCAGAATTACAGGAATATTCGTACTTGCCAAACACAACAGCGCAGGAAGCGCCTGAAAAAATCCAAGCAGAATTATCGTACTTGAATAAATAATCTGTCTTGCTGTCATAATTCTAAAATTTGTTAGTGATTGTTCCGTAGCACACGCACGACAATTATCGTACTGGCTACGGATTTTTAGGCTCAAGCCACACAGAATAATGTAAGCACACCATTCTTAAGCGACCCGAATTCAACATGACTCAAAATCTCCTGAGCATCCGCAATGACACTCTCGACCTCTCGCATGGAGAGGCACTTTATTCTCATTGTACTCATAACTCTAAAATTTTATGGTTATTGTTCCCTACAAGCGTAGGGAGATTAGGCTACTGAATTCCGGCAGACCAAGCGAATCTTTCTTCTTCATCATTCAGTCTGTAGATACTGGAAAGCATACCAAACAGGCGAGGACTGCTGCTAACGAGTTCATCGTAGGCATCCTCTGCACTCTGGTCTGTTACATTAATACGCACAAGCGTCTTTCCTATCTTCTTCAAAATCTGTTCTTTCATAATTCTAATTTTAAATGGTTCGTATAATAGGAGCCACGCACGGATCTCTCCATGCGCAGCCATTGCCAGGATGATACACTTTCATTGTGCACGCTTGTCACCCACGACACCGTATTGTGTCGCTTCGTCACCCTCTGAGGACTTGTCGGCATCTCGAAAGACACCAGCGGATAACCCCTCAGCGTTCTCCGCACGTTTTCATGGGAATAATTCCCACACGTCCGCTACTTGTGTAGCGATATAGCTATACGTACAACTACTTACGTATCGTAGACCTTTTGGATATACCTCACGTGAGATAAACGATAACTACTCACGATTACAGATTTGTACCACCCGCGCCCTGTAATGAATGTGCGCAGCACTTTAGGAACTCGTCCACGTGTGCCAGACGATAGAATATGAATTATGATTTTTCCGTCCGTCATCTCTCTCGATAACTGCACAGCTACGGCTCTCGCTCTGGTCCACGTGCCTCATCTCATTCGGTATCGTGTCGGCTCTGTGCTCTCTCGCTACCCTCGACGGGATTTCTCGCCCGCCTTCCTGTATCGCTACAGTTTGTTTGCTGGATAGCTCTCTGAAATTTTGGCAATTAGTCCCCTGAGGGAGAAATTCTTCTCTCTCTAAAGTTAAGCCCACACACCACGACAAGGTTTACCAAAAAGTGTGGGAAAAATAAGGGCATGACAGCCCGCGCCAAATCTCCGGATTTGGTGTATAATATCCCACGGTGGCTTTATTGTGTCCACCGTGGGAAAAGATAGTGGGTGTTAAGATAGGGCTTTCGCCCTATCTTGTTACTTCTCTCCTCTTAAGGCTGCAAGTTCGGCTTTCAGTTGGGCTATACGTTCGGTTAGGTCTTCTTCACTCGCTTTCTGTTTGCGTGCAACCTTTGAACCACTCGCAAACGAAGTATGCAAAGAGGCGAGTTTTGAGCCTAAACGCTGCACGGAGTCTATAATGCTTGTTTGCTCGTCTTTTCCGTTGTCGTTGAACCACTGGAAAAAGCGTGGTACGTTGTGCGTGTGGCTAAACTCGCTAACGGCTGCACGTACGCATTCGGTTTGCAGGTTGCAGTAGCTTACTTCACCCAACACGTAAGCGGTTGCTAACTTGTTGTACTTGCTGCGTGCTTCTTCCATCTCCTTACGTGCTGCAACAACTTCTTTGTTTGTGCACTCTGATAGTAACGCCTTTCTGTAGTCGTTCAACACCTCAAGACTTGCCACGATAGTGGCGTTTTCCTTACACTCTGCTACGTATGTAGCTACGTTTGACTTACTGTTTGCCATGTTGTTTTTCCGTTCTATTAACAAACCGCACGGAATACACGGGAAAAATTGAAAAATAGTGAGATAACAGGCTGCACTTCCTATTGAAAGCCCCTTTTATCTCTTTATGTGTTGCAAAGGTACGACTTTTTCTCGATATTACCAAAGAAAAAGTGTTAAATCTAACATGAATAAAAGCCCATAACTATCTGTACTACAGCAAGTTAAAACTTTAACCTTTGACGCAAAAGTAAATTATCTTTACTTTTTGGTTGCGTATATGTAACTATATACATGTATGAGTGTTAAAGTGTTAACAAGTAACCAGTGGGAAATTTTGTAATAATTTGATACGTCAAGTCCTTTGTAATATGTTTTGACGTTCCACGGCGTATATTTATACAAAAGAAGATGAATGATTATACAGGTGTAAGTGGTTGAGTATTAGGGAGTTACAAGAGCAATGTTACGAATTAACAAAAATTAACGTTTGTGAAACAAAAATGCGAAATTTGGTTTGGTTTATATGGAGTAAACCAAATGTATACGTAATGATATTTTACCAAAGTACCCCATCCCCCCCTATAGGAGTGCAGCCGTGGGGCGTAGTCACCTCACACAATTTTTTTTCTTTTTTTTAACTCAATCTGTCAAGAATGTTTACTTTTCTTCCGTATTGCATATTTATTCAAATGCCTTTGTTTGTGCCTTGTCAAGATAATTTACTTTATGGTCTTACCCTTGTTATCGAAAGTGTGAAATGTATATTTATCCTCCACCTTTTGAATGTTAATTATGTATAAATATACCGCATAAACAATGTATTTTAGCATAATTATGTAGTTATTTCTTATTTTTGCATTATTCCTATTATTATATAGGGCATATAGGTGAGGCCCACTTGTGGTTCGTAATCCACCGAAGTCCCTTTGTTTACAGGGGTTCTTTCATGTTAAAATAACGCAGAAACTAAAAAATTATTATACACAGATGGAAAATGGTTTAGCTATAGACACTTTACACACGCAGCTACTGGACCTGACGAGGCAAAGCGAGTTTGGTTTTGACGCATTGCGTTCTACCTCTTGGGGCAGGGTAAATTCTGACACTTACAATATCCTGAAGTCTCAGTTCGTGAGGTCTATGCGTCAGCTTGCCAAGAAAGCTCCTGTAAAGTATTACAAGGGCAGCTATTATATCTTCAATGGCAAGATATACGAGTCGGTTCCAAGGATTGTCCTGGAGCAGACCTACCAACTGTTGCTCCTTGACCTCGCTATAAGTCCGATGATTGGCGTCAGCACTGTAATGAACAAGTCTTTCATTGACGTCATAGAGTGCTACAATATCCTTCATCCGTCCTTTGACATCGTGGCTTTCAGTAATGGTGTTGTGGATTTCGGTAGAGGCTTGCAGAACCCTGCCGTTATGCCGTTTTCTCCTGACTATCATGTGACCTACTATCATCCTTACGACTTCAATCCGAAGGCCAAGTGTGACAGGTGGATGAACTTTATCCATGAGGTGCTCCCTGACAGGACATCGAGGATGATACTACAGATGTTCCTTGGTTTAGGTTTGATACAGCGCGGAACGGCTTACAACCCGTATGAGGGAAAGGAATCGTCGAAGATAGAGCTGTGTCTGCTTCTTATAGGTACTGGAGCTAACGGAAAGAGCGTTATTTTCGATGTAGCTTGTAACCTCTTTGGCAAGGACAGGATAAGCAAGATGGATTATGCCGACCTTACAGCAGAGGGTGATGAAGGAATGAGGGGCAGATATCCGATAAGGAACGCCATATTCAACTGGTCGTCGGACTCTGATCCGCGGAAGTTCGGAAGGAAGAACACCGGTATGTTCAAGAGGCTTGTCAGCGGAGAGCCTGTCCCCATGCGAGAACTTGGCAGGAATGTTCTTGAGGCCAACAATATCCCGTACCTCATCTTTAACCTCAATGAGCTTCCGTTCCCAGAGGACGCGTCGCTTGGTTTTATCAGACGTTTACAGTATGTCAGCTTTGACGTTACCGTACCCAAGGAACGCCAGGACCCGGAGCTTTCGAGTAAGATTATAAGAAGGGAGCTTAGTGGAGTGTTCAACTGGGTCATGCGTGGTGCGCAGGAGTTGAGGAAGCGTAAGTACCGTTTCCCTGCCGCCGAAGGAAGTGCCAAACAACTTCTCCTGTCTCTTCTCGGCTCTCAGCCTATATACGCCTGGATACGCGCTTACGGTATAAGGAGTGATGCCCAAGCAAAGGGCGAAGTGTCAAATCTCTTCAATTCCACCATGCTTTATGAGTGTATGCGCAGGTTTTGCGCTATCAACGACGTTGACGAGAAGGATATTCCGTCAATGAACAAGTTTGGTAGGGATATGTGGGCCAAGTACGGTTTCTTCAAGAAGCGCACGAAGGATGGCAACGCCTATCAGATGTTTGGCGTCACGGAGGCGGACCTGAAGCAGGATATCCTCATCAATGAGGTTTGTAAGGGCGAGGAGGACAACGATGAGCCCGAGAGCTTTATCAAAGGCGACGATTAAATATCTATATGAATATGATAGACAAGGAATATGTCAAGGAGGTTATCTCCCGTATCACGAATCTTAAGGCCGAGAAGAATATGGTTCCCGCCGCCGCTTCGATGCAGGAGATTATGGCAACCATTCGCGAGGATGTCCTGGAGCGCATGAGGACCATGTGTAACGAGAGGGAGATTGCGGTTAACAGGACGTTGAATAGTGTTTCATTTAAATGTTTGTAGCTTATGGGGGAAAAACTTATGTTTTGTATATCTGATGCCTTTATGGATGGTTACAGAATTCGCAGATCTATTCATGATGTTGTGGACAAAGCGTTCGAGTCTGGTATCAAGATGTCGTCTTGCCGATACAAGGATCACAGCATAACGCTTGACGTGAGCTTTGAGCCGGAAGGTGGTTTTGACAAGATGATGCTCGAAATTCTCTACGGCGACAGAATCAGGAGGACCATAGAGCGTCTCAATAACGAGTGGCTGGAGAAGATGTGGAAAGCTTCTGATGGCGACTTATTGGTGTTTAGATTAGAACAGATATACAAAAGTCTTGACAGAAGACAGGAAGAGTTCTTTTTGATGCAAGATCGTTTGGAGCAAATTAGAAAAACGATATTCGTAAAAGATTTAGAATGAGAAGACATCACAATCCTAATAAAGTGCCGCCGTTCAAGCCGGACCCGGAGCATTGGACAAGAAAGGTTCATTCATGGAAGGCGAAGGTCGCTTATGAGACAGAGGATGATGCTTGGGAGTTTCTGAATCAGATTCCGAGGTTGAAGACACTTGGTTGGCATCCTTACTTATGCAAGGTTTGCTCAAAGTGGCATATTGGTAGATTACATAATAAATAGTTGAGATATGGAAATTAGAGTTAACGTTTTAGGAAAGGTCGCATACAAAGAAACCGAAAGTAGGGAGGATGCAGAAAAAGCTGAACTATATCCATTTGGAGAAGGACTGTATGCGGTAACGGATGGAGAAAATTTCGTTGAGTTAAGAGCCGTAGCTGACAAAAAACACAGCAAAGAAAAAGGTGATTATTACGCATTTGTAGAACGTTACTGGGGACACGGGAAAATCTCAAGTTCTGCAACTATCATAGAGCATGAAGAAAGGTTGAAGGATTATATCGACAAGTGTTTCGGTCGTCTTGAAGCTATTGTTAAAAAAAACAACGATTGTATCAGTAGTGTAAGTGAAGAACTTGATGGCTTTATAAGTAATTCTCAGGATGATTTTTGCTCTATTGAGAAATCTCTTGAAAGAATAGAGAAAGATGGTGTTGGTAGTGGAAAAGGTATCAGCGAGAAGACATTATTGTCTGCTATCGATATTGTGTCAAAACAGAAATAGTTGAGAATATGAAGAAAAAAGGATATTACGAATACGACCCTGTTATCTATCCAAGAATGTTATGTGTCGCTATTGGCATGAACCAAGAGGACGCTAACAAGTGTTTTGAAGGTAGAAATGGCGAGGTTTTGAAAGTTGATTTCTCTAATTATGACGCAATAACCTACGATATCGTTAGAGAAAAGGCGAATAAGAAGCTTTGTTCATTTATTAATTTTGCAAGCAAGGATTCTATGAAGATGGGGGTTTGTTGCCATGAAGCTTCTCATGCCTGCGATAACATCGAGGATGATATTGGTATGGAACATGGCGGCGAGCCTTCTGCCTACTTGATGGGTTGGATTGCGTCTTGCATCAACAATGCTCGTTTGGGTATTGGCGATTTCGTTGAGCTAAAAGATAAGGAGGTATAGCTTATGGATAAAAACGAGAAATTAAAACTTGGCGACATTTTCCTTGCGCCCAAAGAGTTTTTTCTAAATAATTCTGACGGAAAGCTAAAGCAGAAAATAGAAAGTTATGCGGAAGTCAGAAAAGATGGCAGGGTTATGTGTGCGGTTGTTGAGGATTTAAATTCAGTTTTTCCCAACGAATCATTATATACAATCGCTGTGAAACAAAAACAATTTAGACCTCCAATTAGGGTTTGTGTCAGTAAGGATTATGACTTTGATTGTTTTGAACTGCTTTCTAAAGAAGAGATGAAAGTTGTTGGTGTGCTTTGGTTTTATTTTGGGGTTTAATATAGGAGGAATAGCTTATGAGAAATTATTGCTATAAGGTTTCAAAGAATGGATGGAGAAGTCACGATAAGATAGATACCATTACTGGTATTCACGTGTACGAACTTAACAAAACAAAGCATGACACAGAGCTTTGTGAAAAAGGTGTGATGTGCGAGGTGTACGAGGAAGGAACGTTCTATGATGAGCATGATGAGTTTTATTTCCAAGCAAAGAATACTGTCAAGGCTTCAAAAATCGGATTCTCGCATTATATCAACCGAGACTTACAGAAGCTCGGTGATAAGAATGTTAGATTGTTCTTGATGGATGAAAGTATTTCTTTTGATGATGCTATGGCATTGTCTGAATCGGAGGCTTACAAAAAGTGTAAGGAGTATTATGAACGTTTAGTTAAGAAATAGCTTATGATTAAGATTGAAGATATTAAGATTGGCTCTATCTTGCAGATTAGGAAGGTAGATTTGGAAGATATTACTAGTTCTGGGTTTATCGAGATTATAGACCCTAACAATATATGTGACTCATTTGCCATTGAAGTCATTGATATGGCTGATGGAGTGTGTGTAATATCATGTACTAAAAGAAATGAATCCATTGGTGTGGATGCGGATAAATTAGCGAAGGTTTCCGTCTTCGCAAACGAATCTGCAAACAAAAAGACGGAGCAAGTATCTCACCCATCCCATTATGCGTGGTTGAAGGATTTGTGCGGTGTTGAACCACTAGATATTTGCAGACACCTTGACTTCAATACAGGGAATGCTATCAAGTATCTTTTGCGCAAGGATAAGGTGGATGGCAACAAAACAAAGACCGAGAAGCGCATCGAGGACTTGCGTAAGGCGGTGTTTTATATCCAGGACGAAATAAAATTGTTGGAACATGGAACAGACTGATTACACTTGTAAGGATTGCTTCTTCTTCAAGAATGGAGCTTGTAACCACCCTAATGAGATTAGGTTTACTTCTGAGGAGAATCCATCTTGCACAGATTTCGAGTATAAGGAAATAAAAGTTGAACTTTAAAATATTGTTATCATGGCATTACCATTTGGAAAGACTATCAAGACAAGACACTTCACTGTACTGAAGTTCAGTAAGAGTTTGTCGAAGAAAGAGGTTGCTTCACTCAGAGAGGATATTCCTGCTGAGATCAAGAAGCATTTACAGAGAGGCTCGTTGCCTTTCATCAAGATTGCAGACATTGCCGGCACATGGGGTGTTGAATACTCTATCGGTACATCCATGTACGCTGCACTCGATGAATGTGTTCCTGTGGCTGTAGGAGACCATTACGAGTTCTCCAAGGATAATGGAAACATCATCGAGGCATTTGCCCAGCTTATGTATGCGGATACATCGTTGCCTGGCGATGCAGAATACACGGCAGGCAAGTTGAAGCTCCGTGACGAATACATTGCTCGTGAGGCTGCAAGAAGAAACGCTGCTGCCGACAAGGGTAAGACAGAAGAGCAACTTCGCAAAGAGAGTGATGAGGCCGTACAGGAGGTTGTTGATCGAGACAAGCACGCAGACACTCTCCTTGATATGGCAGAACAGATTAAGAAGGAAGGAGGCCAGCATGAGTGATAAATTGATTGAGATAGTCGAGGACCACAATTCCCTGGTACAGGCACTCCAATTCATTTTGGAGGCCGCAGAGACAAAGAAACTGCCTCCATACGGCCTTCTTCCTACATTTAACGACTCTTTTCTTGATGATCGGCTTAGGATAGCCCTTGAGCTTGTCACAGGAGAGAAATATTCGTGATATATCGTATATTTTCTTCTACTTCATTTATATAAAAGTAAGGGGTGGTATCTGAAAAGATATCACCCCCTTTTTAACCAAAAAAATTTTAGAATTACGAACAGCAGAAAGAATCTGTGAACATAATCTGTTTGCAAAGGTACTTGGTTTTGTTGGATTTATGGTATATCGAAGTTGTTTTAACACGAATTTAACTATTTGCCACCCTTACAGAGTCCATTCTTAAACAACAAGCAGTCATTCTTGCCGGTTGGATAATTTATTGGGAGGTAAAAATGTACGGTCGAATCCTCAGTTTGAAGCTCGTCCTGTTTAATTCTTGCGTACTCTGCTATAAGTCGTGTTTGTTCTGTCCACTCCTTTGTGCCCTCTTTCATCCTTCGTCTTGCAATTACGAGGTCTGTGAGAATCTGCTCCTTGGAAGTAGCTTTTGCCAACTCTTCAGGAGAAAGCTCATCGGCGCTCTCGTTCTTCGCTTTCTTACCCTGCACCTCTGCGATTCTTGTCTGAACAGACTCCAGGGATTCGAGCTTATTCATTTCTCGCTCTAATGTGTCTTTGGGCCAGTTGAACCCTTCCCCTTGAAAGGCAACAGCCCAACTGTCACGGATAGACATTCCTGAGCCACGGAGGCTGGCGTAGATGTAATAGCGAGGGTCTTTCATCTTGAGAGCCTTTACCTTTTTGTAAATATCGACGGATAACGTGTATCCTTTTGTTTCTTCAATCATAATCTTATTTCTTTTTTATATCCTTGAATGCAAATAAAGTGTAACATTGACACGAAACATGGAATGGTGGGTATGGATCTTTGAAAGAATGGAGTCCGGCATCGGCTTCGTTTTGACAAATCAAGCACGGGAAGTCGCTTCCTCTCTTGACATAGAATCCGATAGCCTTATTCTCCTGCCCATACTCCTGCTCTGCCTGTCCCCACGCTAAAGCAATCACCTGAGAAGCGTTTCTTACAATGTTCTGATAGGCATTTCTGTAATAGCCTTTTCCGTAAGATGGAACATCGATGTTGATGTCCTTTCTCTTCGCCTTGGTGATGACTGATGTGTGATATGGGTCCTTGTAGCCGGTTCGGATGGAAGATAGGAGCTGCTGGTCTGAATATTCCATCAAGGTTCCTGCCTTGATCATCCTTACAATATCTTCAGCAAAGTTTCCGAGATAGACAGCGTTTCTTTCAGATGTCGTCTTTCCGTAGATGTCGCTGACGAGAAACGATTCGATGTTCTCGCTGTCAATCCCGAGAATCTTGCATGAAGCCTTAGAATAAGCAGAGATGTAGCTGTTGATACTCTCCTCTGCCTCAGCAGTAACATTCTTGGCGTAAGAGAGCAGGGCTGACTCGTTTGTGAGCCTGCCCGCACCTCTGTATCGCTTACTTGCGGTAATTACCTTTTGTGTCGATTTCCAGAGAATATCTGAAATGTGGCTCTCGCAGTTTCGGATTGCCTGCAAGCGTTTCCTGCTGTAATCGACAGAACGTTTTAATTCATCCATAGGCTTTCCTCCAAATAAAACCGCCACAACTCTCTTTTATGCCACGAATGCACTTGCATATATATTCATGCTTTATGCCTGTTTCCCTCTCTGCCTCGCGAGCTGAACTATATGAAGCTATCTTTTTACTTTGCATGTCATATTGCACTATATGCAACTTGTGATTTTTGGGAGCTTTCGTTTCTATATTGTCCGACATATAGGTTCTCCAAAACATTTCTCCTGCGGTCTTGTTTTTGTCAATAACAGACATAATGTTTTGTTTTTTCACTCCAGTTACGCGTTCCGCTTCTCTTATAGAAAAATAAGTTGCAAGAAATTCACCTTTTAAAGAATATGCATAAATACGTTTGCCCATTTTAATCGAGCGTCTTCTCGTCGATGTTCCGTAATTTACATTATATTCTAAAGAACACCATTCTAAGTTATCAACACTATTGTTGGTCTTTGTTTCGTCTTTATGGTTTACGTATGGAAGGCTGTTCGGATTTGGCAAAAAAGCCTCAGCGACAATCCTGTGAATAAGAATCCCTTTTTTCTTGTTACCTTTGCTCAATCTTATCGCTTCATATTCGCTGTTATTTATAAACGTTGCCATTATGCGACCTCTATAAATCTGATTTCTTCCTTGTTGAAAAACAACTCTATCAATAGAACGGATTTTTCCATAGTTGCTAACCTCATACAACCCCTCATAACCAACAACTGGTTTCCAAATTTCATTTTCTGATCTCATATCCCGAATAATTAAATTAATCTCGAAAAATACAGAAGAGGAAGGGTGTCGAGATTTCACCCTTATCAACTGGTAGCTACTCCAGCCTATCCTCTCTGCAAATATACGAAAAATACTGCATGTTTATACAGCTGACAGATATTTGTGCAATATTTTTAGAATATTTATACTATCACTTTACCCCTTTGTCCCAGTTTACACGACCATCCCAGTTCCGGTTAGAATCGTATTCTCGGCCGCTTTTGTTCGGTCTGCCAGCGCCACGACCAGTACGTACGTTTCCGCTGCCTCCATTCTGAATATTCGCCGTTGCCTTCTCCTCCTCGATAGCATTCTCTGTCTCATTATCCGCACGCTGAATATCCATAAGAAGGTCTTGCTGGTCCTCCTCTTTCTTCTCTCGTAAGATACGCTCCCATTCGGCATTCTTTGGGAAGTCAGGACAACGCTCCGATGCAGTCTGCTTCGATAGGAATCCATTCTGAACGGCAGTTGCAAGATTTGTAAGAAGTTCCGTCTTGTTCTGATGTGTATAAGGCTCAATCCATGCGTTGATATCGAGGCCAACAATAGAAGCCGTCGCATTGTTTTCGTGGCCGATTCCGAACTTGGCAATTTCAACAAGTTTGTCAAGGAATGGCTGCAACTTCTGAGAATCATTCATGGCAACCTCTAATGCAGGAGAATAGAGGAGTTTGATGGCTACACCTGGGAGGTCGCCTGACTTCAACTCAGGCGGCTTTACTGTGAATGACAGCTCATAGATGAGGTCATACGACTTGTTGAGCTGAGTCGCAAAAGCATCTGACGCGTCGGTTCCATTGAGGAATCCTGCATCGTTATCCTTGCTGTTCATAGCGATGACCTTGGCTGCTCCGGTCATATCGTCGCCTGAAATAGTAATCTCATCACCATCACCCTTTACGTAGAATACAGGGAAAGCGTACGCCTTGTTGTTCTCGCAAAGATACGAGAATGCCTCCTCGTAATCTTCGATGTTCTTCTGAACATTGGACCAGCAAGGTCCCTCGTCATTTCGGATATATGCAACCGGTATAGAATTGAAGTGATGTTCTTTCTTCTCAACAAGAGCATATCCGTTCATTCCGAACAACCCCTTAATGAGATTTATAGCTTTCTCTTTTACACTCTTTTTGCCGACATCATTTCTAAACCTATAATAATAGGTATCATCCCAGACCTCAACCCACTCAATCTGAGCGTTTCCGTCTTCATCCAAGTCGTAATACTTGCGAGCAAATACAGATAGTTCGCCGGTGATCGAGTCGTAATGCGGATAGAGGTAGTCGCCATTCTTGAATGACAGAACCTTAACTCCAAACTTTCCTTTGTCGATATAGCCGACTGCGGCGGTTTCAGCAACGATCATGTATGAGCTTACTGCTTCGAAGAACGCAATCTCCATGTTGTGCATAAGCCAACCCTTCTTAAAGATGTTAAGATTCTTCTGTGATTCCTCTTCCTTATCAAGTTCCTCTGTGCTGTCGGCAAGCTCAAACTGAATGTCATTTCCTGTCAAGTGTAGGGTGTGCTTCGTTGCGACAACCTGCTGGAAGGAAAATGCACATCTTGTGATTGGCTGTATGTAGTAGCGGTTTCCTGTAGTAGGATCTTTCGGGTCCCACTCGGGATTTTCCTTAATAATGTCCGGATAAGCGTTTTTGTCCCAGATTCTATGTCCGCTTGGGAAGTACTCACGAAGGAAGTCGGACTGGGTTTTTACTCTCCATACGCAAGGGTCGTAAGGCATGTTCTGCATACTCCTATCACCAACCTTGTCGGAGAAAGTGCCATGGCTCATGTATCCGTCAGGCTTAAGCTCGTAGAATGGTTTCTTTACGAGTATTTCTCTAAAATTTAAATTCTCCATAATCCTTTTACCTTTTTATGTTTCTTTTTTATTAAACTGAATATCATTACGTAGAACCAAGACTCGAAGAAGTCGGGCGAGTGTCCGACATACTTCTTAGCAACCTTCTTAGGCAATAGCTTGAACCCCTTCCCTTCGCTGTTCTCGTCACGTCGTAGCATTTTTCTCTCCTTCTGTAAGATTTGCCTAAGAGGAACTTTGCTGAATCCGTTCCCTGAGTATTTCCTTTCAAGAAGAGATGATTCAATGGATATTTTTCTATCCTTAATCATCTTATAGAACAGCCATGCGCACTGGGATTTTAAGTCCTTGTAGAGGTATTTGATACCTTCCTCTTCTTGGTGGTTTTGAGCAATAGGCGCCGCCTGGTTGTTGAACGGAACGGCATCCTTGAAGAATCCCTTGAAGTACTGACCTATGCCCTGCATATCGTAAGTGAAGTTACATTCCTCAACACCCCACTCTCTCAGCTTAGCCTCAACTACCGAAACAAGAGTCTTAGGGTCCAGCCTCAGCACAACCAAGTCTTTACAATGCCATCCTTCCCAAAGCCACATTACGAAGTTATCGCCGCCAGTGAATGCGATATCGGCAGATGCTCTGCGCTTTCCGTCTCCTGTTTGTTCTGCGTTGTCGTAGATTTCCTCAAGGTCTTCCATCTTGATCATGTCATCACCGGCAGCTTTCCAGTTCCAGTTTGCTTCCAGGTCTCGCATACGCTGTTCCTCATCCTGCTGTGCAAGGTTGGCGAGATATGAAACATCGGTAGAGATAAGCTTGATGTTCTCTGATACGTCGGCACGGATGAATGTCGCCGACTTGATGAACATTTCGAGCTTTGTGTATCCGAGCTCCTCATAGCTGTCCTTCCAGAGGCTATCGATAATGCCCTTGCACTGCTCGTATACCTCTTCTCTTGTATCGCCCCAGTAGATTGAATCAGGTGTATCGCCGTCCATGAAACAGTAACGAATAACTCCATTCCTTTCCGGATCTATATATCCTTCGTCGGTAACCCACCAATCAATGAACTTTCTCACCCAAGATTCCGGGTCCGGGTTACAGGTAATCCAGAAGCGGTTTCGAATGTGGGCTGCGTTTCGGTTGTTGGTCAAGAGGTATTTGAACTTCTTATATGGGCACTGAGTACCCTCATCGATGCAGACATAGGCATACTGGCGACCCTGAAATCGTGTCTTGAAATCCTGATAGGCTCCTGCGTAGTACGAGAATTTGAGCCATCCTCCGTTGTCGAAGTTCCAGGTCATATCGTTCTGTGACTTATTGTAAGTTCCAAATTGGGAAAACAATTTGTAAGAGTCTGTTACCAAGGACTGCAAGTCATCTTTTTCGTTACGAAGAATTGTTGCATGAAAATCTGGATTTTTGATATCCTTCAGAACTTCCATAAGAGATGAGAAAGATTTGGAATTGTGAGTGACGATGAAGTCTTCTACCATAAACAGAGAGTTTGTGTTGTTCACTGCAATACAGCAGCACTCCTTCTCTCCTACATACTCAAAATCGACAATCCTTCTTCCCAGTTCGCTTACGCCGCCATTGTACTCGGTACAAAGCGCCTTCTTACGTGGAAGACGGAATAAACGTTCTGACTGATTAATTCTGATGTAAATATCATAATAATCGCTTGCCTCTATACGCTCTCCATTCTTGGTATAGTGGTTCTCGTACTTATTTATAGTGGCAAGGCCTCCAAGGCTGTTTACTAAAAACTTAACGTCTTTAGCAAGCTGCTCACTGACTGTCGCAAACGTACAATGCCCACGCTTATCCACAGTACCATCGGTATCCATAAGTCCTTGAATGATAGCCCACCTTGTCTCTATAGATCCAAACTTATAGAAATCGGGGACCGACTTATTGAAAGCGTCGCAGCCGTAGAGATTTAACCCCTCAAGATCATTACGTAATCTCTCATCCTTGATTCTGTAATCGCAAGCTACACTTCCTTGTTTTTGTGCATAGTTAGTCATATCGATGCCAGCACTCTCAAACTCTCTCACGATATCTTCGTCTGCGCTACAGAGCATGGCATCATAACTTCCATTCTTTATATTTGAGGTTATACATCCATCTCCAAGTATGGCGCCTATAACATAAGGTGAGCTCGTTGGTTTGTAACGACGATTTCCCCAAGGGCGAGTAAACTTTACAGGCTCACACAAAGGTATGAGTAACTTACTATTTTTAATCTCGCCAGTCTTCAGCTTTGCGAGGTGGTCAACAACCATCTGGGTGGTCCATACCCTATAATCATCATTGATAGATAACCCGTTAATGATTCTCTTCTTACTTCTATAGCAAGTCTTACGTACATTCCAGAGGTGGTCGTATGATGCAATAACCTCAGACCCATCAACAAACTTTAGTTTGAAAGCAGGAAGTTTGCCGTGGTCTTTGCGATATACGACGCGTTGCATACCACCATCTGTACCACTAATAATGTCGCCCTGTTTCAGGTCGCCTATACGTCGATAGCCAAATGGAGTAACAACCTTTGTGTCGACAAGAAGCGGACCACCGCGGCTGCCGCCACAAATCTTTATATCGGCGTCGATTGAGAGCATATCCTCCTGGCCGCCACGCTGAGCAATAATCTTCAGCTTGTCGGGATGCTTCTTGTCGGCGTCTCTTAACGATTGGATATACTCTTGAGTATAAATAGGCTCTCCATTATCCAAATTTAATCCTGAAAGTACTTCTTTCTGCATAAAAATACAATTAATATTGCAAAAATATAAATTTTTCTTGGATAATTGCATACTTATTCATATATTTGCAAAATAAAAGGTATATTTATACATTTTAAGGTGGAAGAACCACTTTTAGAATAACATTTTTAATCAAAAACAACATGACAAGAGAAGAACTCTTAGCATTGGTCAACAAGGAGCTCGGTAGTACCAAGTTGACAATTAGCGAGAAAACCATCAATGAAGAACTTGATGATGTACTCGAAGATTTTGGTGAAGACGAAGCTGCAAACGCCAAGTTGGTAACCAAGGTTACAAATCGCTTGAAACGCATGGACGGCAATCTCCATTCTGACGTTTCTCAGCAAGTTAAGGAATACAAAAAGAAGGCAAGGGAACGCCAGAAGGCTAAGGAAACTGAGTCTGAGGAGGAAGGGTCTGAGGAAATTCCTAACGAGGAGGACATGCCTGAGTGGGCTAAAAAGCTCATCGGTGAAGTCAAGAAGGAGCGTGAGGCGCGAGAGCAAAAGGAAGCAGCTGACGCAAAGAAGGCGTTGGTTAACTCCATTAAGGAAGGTCTTAAGGCTAAGTTTGAGAAAGCCAACATTCCTTTGAATTCGTTTTTCGTTAAGACAGCTTTGGATAAGCTTGAGATTCCAGATGGTGAAGTTGACATCAAGGATCTTGTCGGTAAGGCAGAGGTTCTTTACAATGCTGACCTCAAGGAAGCGGGTATCAATCCAGAAACAAAGCCTCGAAGCGGAGGTGGCGGAGCCGGAGGAACCGGAACCGTAGACGAACACGAGTTCGATGATGTTGCAGCTATCAGATCTCGACACAAGCCAAAGGACGAATAACAATTAGTATTCAGGATAACAAATTTATTTATTGATTATGGGAACAGTTTCTCCTTATTACAGTGAAAGGATGAATGGTAGCGGCTTCTTGCCAGGTCGTTCCCTCATCCAGGCTCGTGGCGAAATCGGCGGTATCCGCTATGTATTCGTCAAGTTGATTGGCGCCGCAAAGGATGCTTTCCGTACTCCAACAATTGGTGGTAAGTTGCTCAACCCTTTCAAGGGTCCTGCAAAGATTTACGCCGGTGACTTCCTGGAGTATGATCCTGGCATCTATGGCAACGCAGGCGCAACTGTTAAGATTGTTAAGTCTTACCAGTGTGCAAAGAATACCGGTGCTACTGACACAACTCTCCTTATTGTACGTGATGGCTACAAGCACATTCCGTTCATTGGAGACAATATCATGGTTGCTCCTGACGCTCTCGATGGCACAGGTACAGCAGTTACGGTTACGGGTGTTGAGAAGACAACCGAGGCTGGCGCAGACGTATGGAAGCTTACTTTGTCAGCAACACTCGGTGTTGTAGCGAAGGATGCGGTACTCGTTGAGGCAGCAGCTGCCGGCGCGAAACAGAAGCCTATGGTAACCAACCCTAACGGTTATGCTCAGTGCGACTACGACTTCCTGTTCACCCCAGGTGAAGATTTCGAGGATGGTGCTCGCTATATGCTTACCCCATTCCTTGCTAACGATGACACCGTTATGTATATCGACAGGATGTCTCCAATCCCTCCTGCAATCAAGGCTCTCAACAAGAGTCGCGTTAACGGATGGTTCCATCTCTAATTATTAACCTTAAAGATTGATTCAGGATTATGGCAAAATTTGATTTTAATAATTCGCGACTTGCCAAGTTCTTCGGTTCTCAGGAGAATACGGCATATTTGCAGAGTTTCCTTGACAAAAAGGATATCTTCTTTACTAACTATGGCTGGTACAAGACACAGGGACATAACGCTTCGTTCCTGACATCTACCGACAACTATGGCTTGGCAACATTCAACGTCAAGGCGCGCAAGTTGAAGGCAGCTCCTATGGCTGACCTCCGAGCTCCTCTCGGCGATTCTAACCAGATGGATAAGAATGGACACAAGTGGTACACCGCTTCTATCCCTGACTTCATCACTCCTGGTTACGTTGAGACCGCAGTTGAGCGCTATGCGCGCATCAAGCAGTTCGAGGAATTCGGTAACGATGCCGATATCTTGGCAGACTGGTGTGACGAGGTTCAGACCCGTATCGACTCTGTTGATGCGACAATGAACTTTATGACCGCTCAGTTGATGTCTACCGGTAAGATCGACTACTCCGGCATAGGTCGTGGTATCTCCACTCCACTGCACAGGGCTATCGACCCTATCGAGTATGGCGACAACTTCATCAATGGCGGTGCTAAGAAGTGGGCTGACCCTACTGCTACCATCCTTACCTACATGAAGGAGAAGGAAGCCCAGTATCGTGATACCCGCGGTGGTTTCGATGGTGCTTTGGTATGGCAGATGACTCGCAATACATTCTATAATGTATTCTTGAAGAACGCAGAGGTCCGCGAGCTCGTTACCAATTACCGTCAGCTGAACTACATTGCCTCTACCAAGACAATGCCTATCAGCAAGGAGCAGTTTATCCAGGCGTTCGTTGACTTTGAGGGAGTATCTCCAATCGAGATTGTTACCGAGAAGGAGCGCAACCTTACTCATACAAAGGATGAGTACAAGCAGGGTTGGTCTGACGACATCGTTGTTCTCCGTCCTGCCGGTGATGCCTGTGAGTTCGAGCGTACAGACAGCCTCGACAAAAAGCTGATTGAGTATGCAGGCAACAAGGCAATTTCCACCTTGTTCGGTACAACCAACGATGGTCTTGGTCTGTTGATGAACTCAACGGTTCCTAACGGTAAGTACATGGAGTGGCACACAGACATCATGTTCTCTGCTTGTCCAGCACTCATCGACTTCCCAGACCATTGTATTATGGACATTACCAAGACTGATTAATTTCGGTCTTGGAACTATTAACGTAATTAGATTGTGTGGTTATGGAATCAGAGATGGAAGTTTACACTGCATACGACTACCTTATCAATAAGGTGAAGTTTGAAGTACCGAGAAAGACCATGCTTGGCATTATGCTTATGCGCGGCATCCATACGGAGTCACTAATATGTGACTGCGATCAAGACGCATTAAGATTAGCATACGCAGACACGCTAAAATGGTTTTGCATTGGTCCGAGCAAGGTGAACAACACCTCTGATTCCGACAATGGTTGGACGCACTCTGGAGGAGGATATGAGATTTCGGGCGATGATATCAGTGCCATGAAGGCGGAGGCTAACGCTATCTACCAGGAGCTTGAACCCGACTCGATGCTCAAGAAAAAATCCACCTTCCGGGTGACCTCTCATGGAGTAAAGAGGGCGAATTATTCACCTTATGGAGGACCACTCCATCACATCATCAAATAAGGCGTATGGAAAAGGAGAATATCAGGAACCCAAGATACCCTCACAACATCAAGATCGTGAGGAAGGTCGTCGGGAAAGCAGATGCTAATGACCCATTCGCCGATGATGATGCTCCAGTCGGAGAGGACATGGAAATCATTCTCTACGAAGGCGAAGGTCGCAGCTATACGGACACTACCACTGAAGGCGATAAATATGTAGACCAGAACAAGAGGAAAGCATCGATTCCTGTCAGATATGACGAATGGGGTGCTGGCAGATGTCCTCTTGACGGAGACACCATTTACGCAACTATTGGCAACAATACAGAAGTAGGCATCGTAAAAGACTGCGAACCGGATAATAACAGGACTGTGGTTTACTGGGAATATATAAGAGTTTAGGCTATGGGGAGTTTGGCAGGTCAGTTCGTGGAAATAGAAAAGAAAATCCGTCAGATGGCTGTACAGAAGATGCAGCAAAAGATGGACCACGCGGCAGAAATGACAATGCATGCGGCTGATAAGTCACGTGACTATAATGACGTTACAGGTAACCTGTATAAGTCGACCGCCATAGGTACATACTACAAAGGCTCCTTGCAGTCGATACACTACGCCCCAGGCTCTGAGCCAACACGTCCCACCCTTGCAGAAGGAGAGCGATATAATCTTGACAGGTACTATCGTAGTTCGTTTTCGTTCAAAGATAGCGGACGTAGGCCTTATAAGGGTGAATATGGAGAAGGTGGACAGAACGGCCCTGCGACGGCAGAAGATGAACTCATGTACAACGAACATGGCAAAGGAAAGTATGATTCCACTTGGCAAATGTTGCTTGTTGCCGGAGTTGATTATGCAAGATTCGTTGAGGCAAAGAAGGGCCACGATGTTATCACGTCGCTCAGAGATTATTTAGTCAGATACTTTAAGAAGGTGTGATTATGATAAGTATTAAGACATTATACTTCGATGTGGGCAACGCCATGAAAGGTGTGTGTGACAAGGTGTTCCCACGCAACCGCCCAAAGGCTGTTGACAAGAAGATAAACAGTTATATCGTTGTCTTCTTTCCATCTTCTATATACAACAACGAGATGAACTCTGACGGTGCGTATAACGACTATTCTACCACCCTACAGATAGAAGTGTACGTGAAGGATAAGGTCTCAGCAGACAATCCCAACGCACTCGATGTATCCCAAGTAGACGATAAAGTAAAATCTGTTATGGACAGATTTCCAATCTCCACCAAAAACATCATCGTAACAAATCCGATGATAACCATGCAAACAGATGACGGAGACGGATACTCTGTCACCATCATACAAGGACGATTGAGAACAAAATAAGTATTCAGGTATAACAATTTAAAATATTTTAGATTATGGCTATGACAACTATTGACAAGATGAAGGACATTTTCAATGGTCCTAAGACTTTGCTCTACTCAAAAGCTATCACAGACTTGAGCAAGGCTTCAGTAGACATCACACCAGAGATTGAGCTTCCTGTGGAGGTTGATTCCCTTAAGGCAACCATGGAGGATCCAACCATCAATCACTACAAGGTTATCGGCCTTGCCGGTGACTGGGCAACTACCGCAGAACTCGGTGACTTCAACGTAGAGTTCGTTGTTCCTTCCAAGGCAAAGGACTTGTTGAAAATCATGTTCGGTGAGGATGCAATCACAGAGTTGACCAAGGTTACCTTGAAGGGTACTGGTGACGAGACACTCGATGCTACTACCGGTTTTGCCGGCGTTGCAGTTGCGCCAAAGAAGTTCAAGATCAAGGGTACTATCGTCATCGTTGACGACGAGAAGGAGAACCTTATGATCGTGACAAACATTGCCCTCTATGCAACGTTGCAGTGGGATGACACAGGTTCAAAGCCAGTTGCATTCAAGTTCGCCGGTTCTATCGAGGGTGCAGGCATGCGCAGCATCGCTTGGCTTACCAAGGCTACAGCTCCTGGTATTGGCGGCTAATTAAAGAGAAGTCTATAGGTAATTAGATTCAGGATAACAACCGTTGGGCGGCAGGCTTATGATAACAGCCGTGCCGCCCTTCTTCGTTTAAAAAATCATACAATCATGGCAGAAGAAAAGAAAATAAAGCAGCCTACGGTGGACTTGCAGGAGATGCTTGACAGCGTTATTGGTGATACACCGACGGAGGTAGTGTTCCGTGGTAAGAAACACCGTATAGGATGGCTCAGAAAGGGAACAATGAGAAGATGCACCCATATCAAGATGAAGGAGAAGAACGAATGGAAGCGCAACGTCAAGATTTGCGTCTGCATCCTCCTCAACAACATCTGGAAGATACGAGCCTTCTACTGGCTTTACTGGCGTTGGCTCTACTACATCAAGGACGTAGACGTGGTAGAGGTACTGAAAGTTCTCGATGTTTCTAAAAAAAAAATTCCATCGAACGCATTCTCGCTGACTACCATATTAGCGACAGGGATGACGGACGTGATGATGACGATGACGAGGAGCGAAGTAAAAGCTATCCAAGCAGAACAAGCTGGGGAGCAGCCTTCTCGTTAGCGGAGAAGTTTGGTTTTCTCTTCCAGCGTAAGTATTTCATCGCAGCCTACGACTACTGGTGGGGCTATTCGTCGGCGCAGATTGACCTCATGGTGGCAGACCAGCCTCTTGTCGTCTATCCAAAGACAAAGAAGGAAAGCGGACCGAAGAAGCATACGTTAAAGGAGATGGATGACCTCTATGACAGATGGATGGAGAAAAGGAAGAATAAGGGAAGCCTCGTTGGTAAGAATATAAATCTTACTGATTACTTAAACAATGAACTCTAATTTTAAAATATTCAGGATATGGCAGACGGTAATATGGGTAACTTGTTCGTCTCACTTGGAATAAAGGACGAAATGTCGAATGCTCTTCAGAAGATTATCAAAGAAATGAAGGGCGTTGACCAGGCTACGCAGGAAGCAAAAAAACGAGGAGAAGAACTTGTAAGTAGTCTCAACAGTATCAATGGGAATAATTTCTCAAAGGTATTTCGCGATGTAAACGAATATATAGAGAAAAATTCCAAAGGCGTTTCGGGTATTGTTAAAATGCTCAATACTTTAAAAGCAGAAGACCTAAACGCCTTAACAAGCAAGTTTCTTGGCGCTAGAAATTTTACTAACATAGCGTCTATTCTCAGAACAGCAAATGCTGAGTTGGAAAAGATGTCAGGCAATGAGGATAAGGCTGGCAATGTTAAGATTTGGCAGTCGAAAATATCCAACGCCCTTGATTATATAAAGCTCTTGCAGGATATTAACGAACAACAGAAGAAAATCAGCAATACAAAATCTGAAAATCCGAACGTTGATACAAAAAGCCTCGATAATGCAAGAAAATCATTAGCAGGAATCAGGTCAGAAATTGCCGGCCTCTTGTCAAGCGGAGGCGTAGATGATGCGAATGTGCTCAAAGGATTCCAGAAATTATTGAGCGTCGCAAAAAAAGATGTAAAAGATATTGTTTCTACATTCAAAAAAGATAACGTCCTGTCTAACTTCTCCGGTGGGGCTGCAAAGGTTGAAGCTGATATTGCACGCGTGACAGAGAAACTTGCTAAGATGCGAGATTTGATGTCGGAAGGAACACAGAAGGGCTACAGCACGTCTATGCTAACCGGAAGTGTTTCCGAACTTGATAATATCCTTACCCGTCTAAATGCTGCAAAACTTAACCCTACGATGCTGACCGACGCAGCTCAGATGCGAAACCTGATTTCTGATGTTCTTGTTGAGATGGTGAAAGCAACCGCCGCAACACAGGCTTACGGACGAGAGAAGGGAAAAGTTATTGCACAGGAGAAAGCTGCGGCAGAAGAGTACGACCGCCAAAAACGTCAGAGAGAAGCAGCTCAGGCAGCTCGTGAGCGTGACCTGAAGGACATGTCGGACTACATCAAGCGTTACATGGCTCTCGTTGAGAAGAAGCGTGAGATTGCCGAGAAGGCAGGTATATCTCCGTTCTTCAAGAACGATCAGGGTCTGAAGAATATCAAGGCAGAGATAGATACATTGCTTGAGAGGCTTGGAAAGGTTAGAGGAGATATTACTCTTTATCAGAATGCAATCGGAACCGGTACGAAGGAAGGTGTCTCCTTCGGACAGCAGGGCTTGAAGGAAGCCAATGCTGAGGCGGAGAAACTGATGGGTACAATAACAGCTCTTCAGAACGTTTACGATACTCTCCGTGTCAGCCAGGCAAATGTCAAAGACTTGATAGGTCAGACTCCTCAGAAGCAGAGGCAGGACGACATTCAGAAAAGAATGTCTGAATATTACTCTAATCTCGAAAAGACTTCTAAAGAGAAGGAGGCTCAGGCTACAAGAGACGCTGCCAAAGCAAATCGTGAAGACATTGCAGCCGAGAAGCAGCGCCAGACTGAGTTGAAGAACACCGAACGCCGATATGATTCTCTTGGCAATAAGGTTCGCCAGCTTCGCTCAGAATACAGCAGAGGTATCTCTATCGGCGCAGATGTAAGCAAGGCAGAAGGCGAGATTAACAGACTCCTTGCTTTAATGAGAACCCTTAGAGATATCAGGGGAGAACTTTATTCAGGAAACTGGAAGAACAGCCTCGGTGCGCTTGGCAATATGGGAAGCGGTCATGATACCACATTGGCATCGAGGGTTCTTCAAGACCAGAAGGCTGTAAACCAAGAGGTTCAAAGAGGCATTGAGCTTGAGCGGAAGCGTCAGCAGGAGATTGCTCAGACGGCCGCAAAGGTTCAGTCTGATTTGGTCCGTGGCTTCGAGAGAGCCAACAGTCATGCAGGAAAGCTGAATTCAACCGTACAGGATTTGAAGTCACTTTTCTTGCAGGGAGGTCTTGTGTTCGGCGCACAGCAGTTTGCTATGAGCATCATCACTACTGGTGGTGAGATGGAAAAGCAGCATATTGCTCTCCAATCCATCCTTGGTGACATGCAGAATGCGAACACGATGTTCAATCAGATTAAGGAACTCGCTCTTAATTCGCCATTTACGTTCTCTGAGCTGAACCGAGACGTTAAGCAGTTGGCTGCGTATGGAGTTGAGTACGACCAGCTCTATGACACAACCAAGAGGCTTGCGGATATGTCTTCCGGCCTTGGTGTTAGCTTTGACCGTATAGCATTGGCGTTTGGTCAGGTACAGGCTCGTGGTTGGCTCGATGGTAAGGAGCTCCGTCAGATTGCTTATGCAGGTATTCCTCTGCTTGAAAAGTTGTCTGAGTTCTACTCTAAGCAAGAGGGTCGAAATATCTCAACATCAGAGATTAAAACACGTATATCTAACCGAGAGGTAAGCTTCGATGATGTAAAGTCTATCTTCTGGCAGATGACAGATGCAGGTGGTCAGTTCTATAACATGCAGCAGGTTCTGAGTGAGACTTTGCTCGGACGTTACAATAAACTGAAGGATGCCTGGGAGATCATGCTTGCTGAGTTTGCGAGTGGTGATTCGCTCGTTGGTAAGTTCTTCAAGACCGCCATTGATGGAGCAACAGCTCTGGTTCAGTCTCTGCACACTCTTGCGATGCCTATTGGTGCAATATTCGCCGGCTACGCATTCAAGAAGATGGCGGCAGGAAATACGGCTTCCAGCTTTCTTTCGAATAAGGCAAATCTCGCATTTAATATTCAGAATAAGGTGTTGCAGGGTCAGGCTCTAACACAGATAGAGCAAAGAATTCTCGCAACGAAGAATCAGATTACAGGTGCTGATTTGAGAGCGTTGGCTAATGCAAAAGCATTAACTACAGAGAAGCTTAATCAGTTGAGATTGTCAGGCAAAATCACGGCAGAGCAGTATAATATTTACAGAGGTATTGTGCTGAGACAGACCGGCGAGAAGACTGTTAGGATGGAATTGCTGCGTGCATTGGCGACAATGCGCTCTATGTCTCTTACTACCACTTTTTCTTCTTTAAAGAATGTGTGGACAGGATTCCAGACGTCGGCTTTGGCTGCATTTAGAGTTATAGGTACAGGAGTTAAGACTCTTGCTGCTGGAATCTGGTCGGCTATAGGAGGTTTACCTGGTCTTATCGTTACTGCTGTTACTTTTGGCATCACATACGCTATCAGTGAGTATCAGGAGCTCAGTCAAAAGATTAATCAGACTCAGGACGAGATAGCCGACAAAAATAAGCAGATAAGAGATTTTCTCCGTGATAACAACGTGAACATCGCAATATCTGGTGGCGACACAAAGGAGATTGACAATATGATTGATAGCTACAAGGAAAAGTTGAAAGAACTTGCTCCTTATAGTTACAAGAACATGTTGATGACAGCGAACGAGGAGAACGATCACAAGAAGAGGCTGCAATATCTCGAACAAGAAATAAAACTTCTCAAGGAGGCAAATGACATTGCGAGCGCAAAGCTCAACAACAGAGGCTATTATTCGGATTTGAGTGATGCAACGGAAGATGTTATTGATGCCTTCAAGAAGAGAGAAGAACTGCGTGTTGCAGCTATGTCCTCCGACGACGATTCCGCGGGATATAAGTGGTTGTATGATCATGAAACTGCATACAGCAACTATATAGAATCACTGAAGAATGAGCTCGCGAAGAGGTTCGGCGATATCGGGAAAGATGAAAAAATGCGTGAGGCTGCCATGCAAGCAATGAGTGGTATATTCTCCTCAATGGGTATTCCAGAGGATAAGGCGGATATTATCAGAGCATCTATCTTGCAGGCATTCGGATGTGGAGACAAGAGCGCATGGTTGCAGACAGAGGTATCTAATAGTATGATTGCTTTGATTGATAAGTCTTTCCCCATGATTGGAGAAAAGATAAAGGCAAGTATGCCACTTAACGACGCGGAGAAGGCGAAGGTGAAGGAGCTGATGAATGATGCCAAGAATGGTCTCGTTAAGCAATATCCTGAACTTGAACATACTCTTCAGAATATGCTTGCTGCATCCAACTTTCAGGCTGTTATCAGACTCGTTCTTGATGGCGGAGAAAAGCTGAATAACTTGCAGAGTGAGCTTGTGAAAAGAATACCAAGCAGATATAGCGGTCTCATTATGAGCGAGACATCAGGAAAGTACAAAGCGTTTGCAGAAAAGTGGGGCAAAGAGGATAGCTGGTATTCCGCCAGAAATGCAGCGCAGTCTGATATTGATAAAGCAAAGAACGAGTATCTTTCCGCTAAGGCTTCTAAAGCAAAAAATGCCGGTGAACTCTATACGGCTTGGCAGACGGTAAAGCAGGCCGCAAAAGATTTGCTTTATTACGACTATGAAGGAAGCGGCAAAAAGTCCAATAAGGTTCCGAAAGGAAGAACCAGGAATACCGGAAACCAGGAGGACAAAGAACTCGAAACTCTAAGGAAGCGTGTCGAACTCTACAAGAAATTCTATTCTGAACTCGAAAAGTACAGAAGGATGTACGGAGAAGAAGGAGCCATGGCGCAGATAAGACACGACAAGGAGTTTAAGAACTCTGTTTTATCTTGGGGACTTTCGGACCCTGGAACTTACGGAGTGTCGATAGAAGAGCTGATGAAACGCGTACGGTCGTCAACGCAGAAGCGAAAGGAGTATAAAGAAAGTCAGCTTGCAGATATTCATGCCAAGAACAGGAGTATCGAGGAAGAGCGCATCAAGTCGACCAACAGTCAGTTGTCAAAACAGCTAAACATCCTCTCAAGTCAATACGAAACATACAAGAAGATATATGAGCTGACTGGCAACAGCGAAGGCTCATCGCTCCTCGCCTTCGGGCACGTGCAGTCTGGAACCTATCAAGACTATCTGAAGGAACAGATGAAATGGGCCATAGGCGACCATAACCAGAGGACTGGCCAGAACCTCAGTGCCGACGACGTGCTAAAGATGAGCGAGAGTGACTTCAAGAAACATGTCGGCGATGAGAGTGAAAACGCTTCTGTTATCTACAAGGAATGGACGGAAGAAACGAATCGTATTAAGAAGGAGACCATCGATCTGATGGCTAACCTGATTGAGAAGAATGCAACCATCGCCCAGCAGATTGATGATGAGAATCGCAAATACGAGAGACAGCTTGAACTCATCAAGGGCATCGAAGACCCACAGATGAGAGACAGAGCCAAGGCCGGTGCCACAAAGACTCACAATGAGAATGTGGCGAAGCTTCAGTTTGAGCAGTTCAAACAAGAATCTGACTGGGTTACCATCTTTGATGACCTTGACAGGGTATCTTCTGCTACCATCAGCTCGATGATTACGAAGATAGACGATTTTTCGAGAACGACGGGATTATCGGTAGAAGTAGTGAAGCAACTGAGAGATGCCCTCGACAAGCTAAGAAAAGAGGACATTGACAGAAACCCACTACCATACATCTTCGGGGCCGTAAATCAAGGAAACGCTATAGGAGGATACTTGAAAGGTAACCTCGGTGTGCAGTACATGAATGGCAAAAAGTATGTGCCTACCGCAGAACAAGCCAAGAAGATGGGTATAGAATGGAGTGCTGCCGGGTATAGCAAAGATGAGCTTGCGAGCAAACAGAAAGGAAAGTATGCAGACTCATCGAATTCCATCAATGCGCTTGCAGGAAAGTTTAAGGCATTGGAAAGCGCTCTTGATCCAGTGATAGGTTTGTTTAAGGCAATGGGTGAAGAAGATTCCATTCTCGGGCAGATAACGGGAGGCGCAAGCAATGCACTTGGTGCGGCATCGCAGGTGTCTGGTGGACTGAATGCTTTGGGTCTTGGTAACCTTGGTCCTTATGGAGCTGCTGTTGGTGCGGGGTTAAGCGTTGCAAGTTCTCTGATAGGGGCTTTTGGAGCAGATTATTCAGAGTACAACAAAGCGAAGCAGAAGTACGAAACGCTTTCTTCGATCTGGGATTCTCTCATCTCCAAGAAGTCGGAGTACATGAACATTCACTGGGGTACTGAGGCTGCAAACGCCTCGAAGGAAGCCCAGGAGATGCTGGAGTCTGAAATAAAACAGACGAAGGTGATCGCCATGAAGAACTTCAACTCAGGTGCTTCGGCAGGAAGTCACTCTATCAAGGTGAGAGACTGGGAGAAGCGTGGGTGGAAAGAAGCTGCCCCCGAAATATCCAAGAGATACGGCGTGAAGTTTGACAGCATGACTGATATCTTGGATATAGACTACAAGGTGCTTCAGCAGATAAAGAAGGACTACGCGGAGCTTTGGGCCAACCTTGATGAGGACTCAAGGACCTATCTTGACAAACTGATAGAGTACGGCGAGAAGTCGGAGGATATGATAGAGTCTCTGACTGAGAAGCTTACCGGCAACAAGTATTCCGACCTCGTTTCCGCCTGGGGTGACGCAATGGCCACGATGTCGAACACATCTGACAACCTTGTGGACCATTTCGAGGAAAATCTAAGGAATGTTATCTTGAAATCCATGATAGAGAACCTTTATGGAGAGAAGATAAAAGCTCTGATAGAGAAGACCAAGAAGTATGGCGACCCTAATGGCGGTACGGAAAAGAAGCTTGACACAGCAACGGGAAAAGTAATGTCCGAGTACACCAACACAGAGATGGACGAGATAGGCAAAGACCTTGCTGACGTGACAAAGCAGATAGAGGCATCAAGAGATTATCTCAAGCGGTACTACGGATGGAGCGACAACAGCAGTTCTTCTCTTACAAATTCTGTAAAAGGGATAACGGAAGAGACAGGAGACCTGATTGCCAGTTACCTCAATAGCATACGTCTTGATGTGTCAGTAATAAGAGAGGAGCAAGTGAAATGTATGTCGGAATCGAACGAGATAGCCAAGTCACAACTAACACAGTTGAACTTCATATCTGCCAACACCCTAAGAAACGCTGAAGCAGCAGAGCGAATAGAACGCGTATTCGAGGAGTATAGCAGTAATTTCAACATGGTTATCAACGGCGTTAAGTCTATCAAGGTAAGATAATGTAATGATTAAGGGCGTGATGAAGTATATTCGCGCCCTTAATTGCATAAATATACATTGATATTTTCATTTTACTTGTATAATTATACAATTAATTGTATATTTGCATCATAAATAAGTGATTTTGAGTTATGAAAGATTATTTCAGAATTTATATGCAGAAAGAAGGTGATGGTGCCAAGGTAATGGACACTATAACCGATTTCGGTATGTACGTAAGCGAGAGTCCGTTCAAACCATGCGACGCAGTGAAAGAACCAGTAAAGAGGAGCTGGTATGACGAGCACGGAGACGATGAATATATAGGCAAAGACGGCCTGTATATGGCAGCTTACGAAAATAAGGTAAAGTTCCTGTTTAAGGGAAAAGTTTATGGGGCGAACGAGAAATGCAGGAGCTTTGTGAATTATCTCCGAACAACAGGTATGATGAAGATGTATTGCGACTTCAATAAGATTGGCAGGCAGCACGTGAGGCTGAAAAGCATAGACCCTGTGCTGTACAGGGACCCAGAGAATGAAGACTTATTGGTGATGAGTGTTACCTTTAAGTTTAATGACCCCGTGACAGACATTAAGCCGGTGATGGGTGCAGACGGAAACATAACGAACTTAACCTGATACAGACATGAGTAGGTGGAACATATACCATAAGGACGGAACAAAGCTTACGGACGTGAACGATGACGAGGTTGTCGTTCACGGATTGCAGTACTCAGACAAATGGATGGGAGACTGCTTCCTTACCATTGACTTCAAAAACAACGCTCCAATCAACTTTAAGATAGGCGACTACATCATATACAGAGGAGAGCGCTTCGAATTGAACTACGAGCCAGGAAAAGACAAAAAAGCAAGGCTAAACACATACGGAGAAGGCTTCGCGTATGACAGCGTAAAGTTCAATGCGTTGCAGGACGAGCTTGCCATGGCTGAGTTTCTCGACGTGGTTCTGAACGACAACGAACTGCATTATACTGCCCTGCCGAAGTTTTCGTTCTACGTAGAGACACTTGACGACCTTCTCGACAGGATACAAGCCAACCTTGACGAACAGATCGGCAAGGGTGTGTGGAAAGTGTACTCACGCAACAAGAAAAGGTCTTTGCAGAGAGGCTGTTCGGATGCGGACTGGACGAATGTTTATGGAGGAGGAACACCTAAGAACGATATCGAATCCAAGTCTATCACCGTTGACGGAAAGACCTGTTGGGAAGCTTTGGCCTTAGTAAATAGCGAGTGGGACGTAAACTTCATCGTAAGAGGTCGGAATGTGTACGTTGGAACGGCAGGCGTGCTCGCAAAAAATATCTTCAAGTACGGGCTTGGAAAAGGTTTGAGTGAGTTGATCCAAAATGCAGACTCAGAACAGCAAATCGTGACAAGGCTAAGAGCTTACGGTTCAGAAAAGAACCTCCCATCTCACTACTACGCAGACCTTGGCACAAAGTACTTCTGTAACATCACAGAGGTGAACACTGCAACAAGTTATCTGTCAGTGTATATCGACATGGAGTACATTGACAATTATTTCACCATCCCAAGAGTTTTCGTACCTAATGACGGGACTGGTAAAGAACAGACATACGGATACGTCCTGAAGGTGACGTTTGACTTTCAGACGGTCATCACCTGTGTTGTGACAGCTTTGAGCAGCGGGCAGGCCGTAATGTTATACTCGGAAGTGAAGAACAACATGGAAGACAACGGAGACGAGCCGTCAAAAGAAAATCTTGACAGGTTTATCGCACAAGTAAACGCAGGAAACAGAAAGTTGTATATAACTGGCGGCCTGAACACTAAGGCAGTGCCATCGTCAATGAAGGAGTATGCGCAGAATCTTCCCAACAACATGTCTATCAACAGGCTGATGTTGCCAGGATTCCCCCATGTTTCACTTAACGACTACTACAACTCGCTGAGTAAGGCAGACAAGGAATATGTAAACCCAACGGGCAAGGAGCACGTCTTTTCGACCAATCCATACAGACCCTATATTGACTCTGTGAACATACAGCAGATTGGACTGCGTTCCGCATCGCAATATTTTGATAACGATGACAAGACCAACGGTATCGTAGAGATATACCCTACAATCGAAGAAATGGTTATCGGTGGCGTGCGTGTGGATGAGATTGACGAGGGCGTTGCACCTAATGACAACGGAAGGTTTGAAGACGGACAGACTGTAAATAATGTTGACATCTACCTGAATCCGTCTATCGACTTCGACATCAACGACCTGAAGGACAGTGATTTCTCTATCGCCATGAAGGATGGCATGTGTGGAGGAAGAACCTTTAAGGTGGCATCATCGGTAAAAGAAAACGGCAGATGGAGGCTAACTATACAGAGAGTAAAGGACGATGCCTTGGAGCTGTGGTTTCCATACAAAGACTATCCTATCAGAAAAGGAGATCACTTTGTGCTGACAGGTATCACCCTACCCGACTCTTATGTGAACGCAGCGTCACTAAAGCTTCTGAAATATGCCATTGCCTACATAGACAAGAACGACTACACAAGGTATGTATACCAGCCAAAGGTTGACGAAGTGTTTATGGCCAGACAAAACGACCAAGCGACTGAAGATAAAACCGGAACCATCAAGAGCCTTCACGACACGCTGAAGGCCGGCGACATCATGGAGTTTGACGATGACGACTTGCACATAGGAGGCAAGGTGACCATCGACCAGCTCGTTATAAGAGAAAACGAAGGAGGCATACCAACCTATGAAGTAACTCTGAGGAACGATGTAGAAGTCGGAACGATGGCTAAGATAAAGCAGCAGATTTCATCCCTTGAGTCTGGAAACGGAAAGGTAAGTAGCGAGACATCAAAGCAGATAACCGACTCGACTATAAATGAAGCTTCAAAACACTTTCTGTCGAAGCTAAAGGACGACACCGCACAAGGCGTGATTACCTTCATCAAAGGACTGGTGAGCGAGGCTTTAGTAAAGCTGAACGGAGGTGCTTACTTTGGTAAGGGCGGAGCGTTGATAGACGAGGCAGGACGGGCCATCTTGGAGTCGTTGCAGTCCATCGACTACGACAATGAAGCAGAGCAAGGTTTCGCTGTCAAGAAGGAGAAGAACGGAAAGTATCACGCCTTTATCACCAATCTTACAATTTGGGGAAAGGCTATCTTTAACCAACTGGAGGTAAGGAAACTGTCGTATGCAGGCGGTAATGTGTATCTATCGGGCGCAGGCAGTAAGATAGTGCACGTCGAAGAGCAACGCTCTGCATCGGGTGCTGTGACTGGCTGGAAGTGTTATCTCCTTGCCGATGATGGCAGTACTGCGACACAGAACTTGT